GCGGGCAATATATATTCGGTGTGACAGGCGACCCGAATTATCAGGTGGCGAAGGCCGCCGGCACTGGCTACACGATCCGCGAAAACGCCGGGCCGTCGCTTGACATGCAGGCGACGGAGGACCGTATCCAAGCGGCGGCCGGGCCTATCGCCGCGACGTTCACTATCACGGGCTTTACAGAAACGCTAACCGCAATCGCTACCTTTAAGGCGGAAGTATTGCGGTCGGCCGATCCCGCGCAACGCTTCGCCGTCGGCACGTATGAGTGGGACGTCGACCCCGCGGACGTCGCCGACATTACCGACCGAAGCGCGGTTCGCGTTGGCGTGCTTTCAGTGTAAGGAAAAAACGAAATGGCCGACGACGTCGCGATCACGGCAGGCGCAGGAACCAGCATTGCAACCGACGATTGCACGTCGGGGCATGCGCAGTTAGTCAAACTCGCCTACAGCGCGAACGGCGACCGCACGCACATACCTGCCGATGCTAGTGGGCTGCTCGTCAACCTCGGCACGAACAACGATGTAACTGTCGCTGGCACGGTGGCCGAGGGCGATCCGTACTCGGGAAATCCGGTCGTGGTCGCGGGCATCAACGGCGCCGACAATGTTGTTCCGTTGCAGATAGGCCCGGCGGATGCGCTTCTTGTTTACGTAAGCGACGGTTCGCTGACTGTGTCCGGTGACATTGCGCACGACTCGCCGGACAGCACGTCGAAGTCGTTCAAGATCGGCGCCAAGGCCATCGCGCACGGCACGAACCCGACGGCGGTAGCGGCGGCGGACCGCACTGACATCTACGCGAATCGTGCGGGCATTCCGTTCGTCATGGGCGGGCACCCGAACATCGTTACGGTCAAGCACACGACGATCACCACAGCAGTCACGGATGCCGCAGTTATCACGATCGGCGGCGGGCTCAAGATCGTCGTGACGAGTTTCCAGATCACGCTCGACAACGCGAGCACGGTATTCCCCTCGGTGCTGCTCGGCTTCGGCACGGCGAACACGCCGACGACGACGGGCGTGATCGGTTCACATGGCGGTGTACCGGCAGGCGGCGGCTTCGGTCGCGGCGACGGCTCTGGCATCATCGGCATTGGCGCAGATGGTGAGGATCTGCGCATCACGACGGTCGGCAACGCGACGGGCAACGGTCTGCAACTCGTTGTGACTTACTACACGATTGAAAGCTGATGCCGTGCCGGTCATCAATTACACAGCAGCGAGTACAGCATTCGTCGCCAAGACAACGCGCTGTCGTGTGAGGCTATGGGGCGGAGGCGGCACCGGCGGGCCAGCGCAAACGACGAGCGGGAACAAGGGCGGAGGCGGAGGCGGAGGCGAGTACGCAGAGCACAACAGCCTGTCGGTTGCGCCGGGGACTTCCTACACGGTAGCAGTTGGCCAGACCGCGACAGGCGCGGCGACGGTCGTCAACGGCAATCCCACGACGTTCAACTCGACCACGCTCGGCGCGAATGGTGGCACGGGCGGCGCGCTCAACGCGGCAGCGGGTGCAGGCGGCGCAGCGGGCGGTACAGGTGGATCGGGTTCTGCGACGACGCGCAACGCGGGCGGGCGTGGTGGACACGTCAACGGCACGAGCAACACCGGACCGGGCGGTGGGTGTGGTGGCAGTTCGGGCGTTGGTACGCAAGGATCGGACAGCGCAGTCACGGGCGGCACTGGCGCGGCGATCAATCCGAACACCGGGACGGGCGGTGCGGGGCGCACGAATACGGGCGTCGGCAATAATGGTGTGACCTATGGCGGTGGCGGCGGAGGTTCGTGGCGCACGACTGCGAACCGTAACGGCAGCAATGGTGCTGCGGGATATGCGCGTATCGACTACCTGCCACCGAATACGGGGATTCTGCTCGGCGTAGGGATCTAGACCATGTCGCTGCTCCTGCTATTCGGCGGCGGGGCTGAAGCGTATCTAGCCGAAGTCTCGTGGATAGAACTCCAGGTTCCGGCTAGCGCCGAGACGTTTGTCACCGCTGCCGGTGTCGCTCATGGTCGCGGTGAAGGCGCTGCTGCTAGCGCGAGCAATGTCGCGCAGGCAGGCGTCGCGGTTGCTTCCGGCGTCGCGGTAGCGGCGAGCCAGTCCGCAGCAGATCAAGCAGGCGTTTCCGTTGCGCGCGGTGAAGCCAGCGCGGCACGTGAAAGTCTAGCGGCGCAGATCGGTGTCGCTTGGGGCGTCGGTATTGCCGTCGCGGTCAAGCAACCTTACCGCATCGAAGTCTCGTGGGTCGAGTTTGAAATCCCGGAGGCGACGGGCGAGACGTTCGTTTCCGCGGCCGGTCGATCGCTAGGTCGTGGCGAAGCAGTCGCGACGCAGCAAAGCACGGCGGCACAGGTCGCCGTCGCCATTGGGCGCGGCATAGCGCAAGCGGTCGGTGCGCCGTTGGCTGCGAGCGCTGCGGTGTCGGCGGCTCGTGGCGAAGCTGTTGCTACAAGCCAAAGTGCGATCAGTGTCGCCGCAGTTGCAGTAGGACGTGGTGAGTCGGTTGCTCCGCAGCAGTCGCTTGCCAATCAGGCGGGTGTTGCGTCAGCGCGGGGCGAAGCAGCCGCAACGCAGCAGAGTGCAGCAGCGCAGTCCGCCATCGCGGTTGGACGCGGTGAAGGTGTTGCGGCAAGCACGAGTCTCGCAGCGTCGTCGGCTGTTGCAGCCGGACGTGGTGAGGCTACCGCAGCTCGGCAGTCACTTGCTGATCAGGCAGGTGTTGCGTCAGCGCGGGGCGAGGCTACCGCAGCTCGCGAGAGTGCAGCAGCGCAATCGGCTGTCGCAGCGGGGCGTGGTGAAGGTGTTGCGGCAAGCACGAGCCTTGCAGAATCAGCAGCCACCGCAGCGGGGCGTGGTGAAGGTGTTGCGGCAAGCACGAGTCTCGCAGCGCAATCGGCTGTCGCGGGCGGACGTGGTGAAGCGACGGCGGTCTATGCTGCGAGCATCGTCGCAGAGGTTACGGGCGTTGCGTTTGGTGCAGCTTGGGCCGTTGCCGTTCAACAAAGCAACGCAGCAGCATCGGCAGCGTCGCAAGCTCGCGCCGAAGCACTTGCAACGCAGCAAAGCAACGCAGCGTCAGCAGCCATCGCGGCCGGACGTGGTGAAGCTGTCGCAGCAAGCACGAGCCTCGCAGCGTCAGCAGCCACCGCAGCCGGACGGGGCGACGCCGTTGCCGTTCAACAAAGCAACGCAGCAGCATCGGCAGCGTCGCAAGCCCGTGGCGACGCCGTTGCCGTTCAACAAAGCAACGCAGCAGCATCAGCAGCGTCGCAAGCTCGCGCCGATGCGCTAGCAACGCAGCAAAGCACGGCGGCCAGTGCTGCCGTCGCGCAGGCTCGTGGCGAAGCCGTTGCGGTTTACAGCGCGTCGATCGTCGCCGAGGCGGCCGGTGTGGCGCGCGGTGTCGGTGAGGCTGTCGCGTCGGGCGCGAGTCTTGCAGCAGCCGGCTCGGTCGCGCAGGCGCGTGGTGAAGCGATTGCGCAACAGCGCAGCACCGCTGACGCGCCAGCAGTGTCGATTGGGCGTGCCGATGTTCTTGGCACCGCGGGTTCGCTCGTCGATCGCACCGCTGTGGCGATTGCTCGTGCTGAGGCGGCCGGGGCGCCGGCACGTCTAATTGACCGCACGGCCGTCGCGGTGGGCCGCGGCGAAGCGTCAGGGGCGCGAGCAAGTCTGGCGACCGCTGCTGCCGTCGCACAGGCACGCGCTGACGCGGCTGGGGCCGGGCAGGTACTGTCTAGCCGGACAGGCGTCGTCGCGAGTCGTAGCGAGGCTGTAGCGGGTTTAAGTAGCCTGGCGGCGGCCGCCGGCGCTGCGGTTGCTCGTGCTGAGGCGGCCGCACAGTATTCCTCCACCCTTATTGCTGAGGCGACGGGGGTCTCACATAGCGGGGCCGCTGTAGTCGGGCAGCAGCAGAGCCTTGCGTCAGCGGACGGCGCGTCTGTTGGCGTTGGTTCTGCAGTTGCGCCTTGGGTCGCTACGTCCGCGGTCCTTGGCATTGCGGTCGGGCGCGGTGATGCTGTTGCGCGGTTGCCCGGTGACGAAGTTACGTTGCCGGGCGGAATCGGCCGCATTCCGCCGTCGAGAATGCGGCGGATAATTGAGGAAGACGAGATGATCCTTGCAATAATTATGGCGTGGTTGCACGCTACTGATGGTGGCCATACACCGATCAATGTCGAGTAAACAATGACCCCGACCCTATACCGTCTTGTCACGCTCGCTGAGGCGAAGGAACATCTGGGCGTCCTAGTAAACGATGACGACGTTCGGATTGATCGGCTGGTGCTCGATGTTTCGCAGATCATCATGGACTATATCGGAGGTTCTTCGGCTGCGTTGAACGGGTGGACGGATACCAGTGGTGCGCCGCTTGTCGATGCAAACGGTAATCCGTCGCGCATCGGGGCGGTAGGTACGCTCGATTCGGCGGGCAATTTCACATTGACGCTTGATAGCAACGGTGATCCGATCGACGAAGGGGTCTCGTCCGTGCCCGGTCCTGTGCGCAACGCAACGCTGCTGGCTATTGCAAACCTCGATGATGATCGCGAGGGCACTCGGAATGCTCTGTCGCCAGGAGTTGAAAGCCTTTTGGCAAGGTTTCGCGATCCACCCGTGGCGTGACTACGTTTGCAATACTCGCGACGGGGCCGTCCATGAGCCAGGCGCTTGCGGATAGTTTGAAGGGCCGCAGGCGCATTGCTGTGAACGATGCCTTTCGGCTTGCGCCTGATGCCGACGCGTTGGCGGCTAATGATCAAGCGTGGTGGCGTGTGCACGAAGATGCGCGGAAATTTGCGGGGCGTAAGTTCAGCACGAACCCACTCACACGGTCGGGCGTGGAGCGTATTGCTGCGGTTAATGGGACGATCAGTACCACATCGAACTCAGCCTTGCTGGCAGTGCACGTTGCGATCACTGTGTTCGGCGCAACGCGCGTTGAGCTTTACGGTGTGGACCTGAGAGGGACGCATTATTTCGGTCCGCACGTTGGGTTGGCGAACACTAAGCCTGAGCGGTTCGAAATATTCAGGACGCAGTTCGCGCGATACGGCACGCCTGAAGGTGTTGAGATCGTCAACTGCACAAAAGGATCGGGTCTGCTGTGCTACCCATTCGCGGATTGACAATTTATACCGCGCGTGCCGCGCATCAGGAGTCGCACGCGATCGCTCTCGCTGAAGGGCTCAAGGCGCATGGTATAGCCGCGACCATTCGGCGTGACCAAGTAGCCGCAACCAAGCACGTCGCGTGCTGGGGCTGGCGCGTGGGAAGACTGTTGCGCAGGGCGGGACATGAAGTTCTGGTGATGGAACGCGGTTACATCGGAGACCGTTTCGCGTGGACCTCGCTAGGATGGAACGGGTTGAACGGCCGGGCGAAGTTCAATCCGTTGGATGATCCCGTGCGGTTCAACAATCACTTTTCAGAACTGCTGAAGCCTTGGAAAGAAGGCGGCGATTACGTGCTGCTGATCGGACAGGTGCCGGGTGACGCGAGTCTGGGCGGGATGGACATGACGCGCTGGTATGACGAGTCCGCCAAGAAGGCGGCAAAGGCTTACGGACTACCGGTGCGATTCAGACCTCATCCGTTGGCTCGACGAGATAGATCGGCGGTGGTACGTGTCGAGCAAATCAAGGGGACGCTGCAGGAGGCGCTTGCACGCGCGGCGGTCGTCGTGACCTTCAATTCGAACACGGCGGTCGAGTCTGTACTCGCGGGCGTGCCGACGGTTGCGACCGATATTGGTTCGATGGCTGCGCCGGTGACATCGCGTCAGATCGGCGACGTGTTCAAGCCGGATCGGTTTGCGTGGGCTGCAAGATTGGCGTGGTGTCAATGGACGATGGCTGAGATCAAGGCGGGGGTGGCATGGGCCGCAGTGCAACCGCGCTCCTTATCCGAGGCATGCGGGGACTTGGAGATTGCGTATACCAAAGGGCAGTGATTCGCGAATTGGTAGGGCACTTTGATCTTTATCTAGAAACTCCGTGGCCTCAACTTGTTACTGATTTGCCAATCAGGTGCATTCGTGCTGCGGGCACACGGCTGCACATGCAAAATAGGAACCTGGCTCGTCCTGACTTGAAATGGCACGCGGCACCTAAACGTGCTCAAGAGAGGAAGGTCAGTTATCGTGGCGCGACAGATTCAATCCTGTCCGCGATGATGGAATCGGTTCGCGTTGTTTCAAAAACAATTACGTTTGATCTTCCAGACTTCTCACCGATGGGTAAATCTTCATACATCGTGGTACGTCCCGCCACGATACGTCGAGAGTCACCGATGCCGGCACGTAACCCGATGCCGGATTACTTAGCACTTGCAGCGGAGAAACTTCGGGATCACTTTCGGATTGTCAGTGTTGCGTCGCTAGCCTTGAATGTAGAGTGGCCCTTGTTACCGTTGCCGTATGCGGACGAAACGTTCCATGCGGGCGAGCTACGTGCAGAACAATTGATGGCGCTCATTGCCGGTGCCGCGGGTGTTGTAGCGGGGGTGGGGTGGGCTGTTCCTGTCGCTGTTGCGTATCGTGTTCCATTGTTCTTGATTTACGGTGGCTGCGGAACGTACGACGGACCGCGCCGAATCTTTGACCCTAGAATGCCAACTGACCTCGTTCATCATGCTATTCCCGACCACTTCTGCGAGTGCGGAAACAGAAATCACGGTTGCGACAAGCGCATTGGAACAATTGACAGGCAGATCGACGACTGGGCGATGGGACTCGCTGCGAGACGGTCAGTTGCAATGGCTTCCTGAATTCGGCTTTGGCTTCTTCAATGTCACTGCATCGCCTGCGGATGCTGGGTACTTCGCCCACTATTCAAAGCTGGCCGATACTTCGATCGGACGGAAGCTCAATGCGTGCCGCATCACGATGCTGAAGCGTCATTGGCCGAACGGTACGGGAGTGGTTGATATTGGTGTAGGTGCCGGGACGTTCATTGAGTCTTTGCCGGGCTGCTTAGGTTACGATGTAACTCCTGACAGTGTGTCGTGGCTCAAGGAACGCGGGCTTTTTGTCGATCCCTATAAGCAACCAATCGACGTTGCTACGATCTGGGACTGTTTGGAGCACATTCACGATCCGATACCGTTGCTTAACAACGTGCGCAAACTCGTGGTGACTTCGCTGCCAATCTTCAGTGGTCCTGATCATGTCATTCGCAGCAAGCATTACAAGAAGGCCGAGCATTGTTGGTATTGGACCGAGCGTGGCCTCATTTGGTTCATGGCTAGGTGCGGATGGCAGTGCTTGGAGTCTAACGGCGACGAGCGCAGAATAGGTCGCGAGGACATTCGCAGTTATGCCTTTGTGCGGACATGAGCCAATTCGTCGTCAACACGGTGCAGGGGATCGGGGACATCTTCTGGGTCTATCAGAAACTCGCACCCTATTGCGACACGTTGTCGCTGAACATTTATTGTGTTGATCCGAACAACACAGTGCAGCGTCGGTCGGAGGCGTTTTGCAGGATGCTGCCGAAGGTGCGGCAAGTGATGTTTCGCAAGGTGCCAAGGTCAGAGTATCAACGACTGGCGCGCAGTCGGTTCAGTGTTCAGAGTGTTATCGGTGCAAGAAATCCGGTGGACTATACGGTCAATGCGCCGCTCGAGGCGGGTGTCAATCTTCGCGACATAGATGCACATTCAAAACTAGATGAGTTCGTTGACCTAGGACTACCCGCGAGCGTTGAAAGGGAGGACTACCTTTGCCTTTTTGTAGCGGGCGCAAAGTCCATCAACGTGTGGAAGCCCGACGTGTGGGCAAAGCATGCGATGTATCTGGCGCGGCGGTTAGGGGTGGCTAGGATTGCGTTGATCGGTGCTGAATGGGATCGAGCCGTACAAAGCGAAGTCCACCGCATACTTGCATTGCGCCATGAAGTTGTGGTCTATGTGGGCTCCCCTCTGGAGCAGACACTGGACATCATTCGTCGCTCGCGGTACTTTTTCGGCTATCAATCTGGGTTGAATGTGCTGGCCGAAAATTACAACGTGCCGCAGCTCATGGTGTACTTTCCAAAGCTGCGGTCGATGCTCTATACTTGGTGCAAGCCGATGAGCGTGCGGACGATCTTTCACGCTATGACCTTCGACTGTGATGCAGCAAAAGTGATCGATGCCCTTCCATTAGGGATAAGCGATGAAGCACGGACCGCTTAAACACACCATTATCATCCAGCGGCCCGACACAACCGGGCAGGATTCAGCGGGTCAGCCGATAATCGATTGGGTTGATGTTGTGACGGTCAAGGCGTCGATCGAGCAACTAACAGCCCGAGAGCGATCCGTGGAGCGCTTCGTGAGTGCGCAGGTGCAGGCAACGTCGTCGCATCGCATTCGGATGCTTTACACCACGCTGCTCAATAGTATGGATGAGACGTGGCGGATAGTTTTTGGGATTCGCATATTTCAGCTTGCGGGGATGCCTAACAACGTTCGCGAACGCAATCGTGAATTTGAATTTCTATGCATCGAGTATCCGGCGGTGCCATGACGTGGGCAGTTCCTCGTGCCTTTTCTGGCGGGACAGTTGTCGTGATGGCATCGGGTCCGAGCATGAGCCGGGATGTCGCGGCAAAGGTTCATGAGTCTGGGCACCCGGCGATCGTCGTGAATACGACGTTCCGTCTCGCGCCGTGGGCGTGGATGCTTCATGCTGCAGACTGGCGCTGGTGGATGTCGCATCCGGACGCGATACGGTTCGCGGGGATGAAGGTGACGATCGAAGCGAATGCGCCCGAGGTCAAGCGACTGCGGAACACGGGCATCGACGGCTTCGATCCGGACCCGACGTGTATCAGGACAGGAAATAACAGTGGCTACCAAGCGGTGCACAGCGCGATTCATACCGGGGCTGCGCGCATTCTGTTGACGGGGTTCGACATGAGCGGCGGACACTGGCATGGCGACAATGTCGGTGGCACGCGTCGGGACTGGATTGCTCGGTTCCCGGTGCTGGGTAGCGCTGCTCGTGAGCGTGGCATCGAGATCATCAACTGCACGCCGAGGAGCGCGCTGAAGGCGTTCCCGATGATGCCTTTGGAGGAGGCTCTCTGATGCATATCAAACTGGCGGGCTTTGCGGAACTTCAGAAGCAGCTCCTCGAGTTTGGTCCTAAGCTTGCCGCGAACGAGCAGCGCAACGCGACGCGGGCGGCGGCTGCGGTGTTCCGTGACGCAGTCAAGCAGCGTTTGAACGCTGGGCCGAAACCGATAAGCAGGACGCACACGCTAGAGACGAACATGGTGGTGAACAAGCGCCGCACTGATGGGCAGTTCATGGTACGGTATGGCGTCAGGGTCAAGTCAGCGAAGAAGCAGCAGTATGGCAACACACGGGCGAATCGTCGCAAGCGTAGAGTCGGGAAGCGTTTCGAGGTTGAGGGTCCCGCGTTCTATGGTCGTTTCCTTGAGTTTGGGACGTCGAAGATGAATGCCCATCCGTTTATGCGCCCGTCGTTTGGTCCCAACGTGAATAAGGCTCTTGACGTTTTCAAGGCGCGGATGGCCAAGGGCATTGAAAACGCGGCGAAGCGGCGATGACGATCGAGGAAAAAGTGTTTGCTGCACTGACGGCAGGAAGTCCGGCGCCACTGCGCGCGTACCCAGACCTGATGCCGCAGTATCCGACCTTGCCGCTGGTGACCTACATCATCGTGGGAGGCGAGGATGACATTCACTTGACGGGCGACGCAGGAACTGCGCGTCGGCTTGTTCAGATCGATGCGTGGGCGCGCACACGACTTGGTGCGGCGCAGACAATGGAGACCGCAAAGCAGATGATGCTTGCCGCTCCTGATTTTACTGTCGCTCGCGTTGACGTCTCTGGTGCGCCAACTTATGAGCCGGACACTGAGATGTATCGGACGTCGTTTGAGTATTCGGTGCACTTCGAAACATGATCATGAAACGCGATAATGATGGGAAGCCTGCTGCCGGTATGGCGTGCGCGCATTGCGGGCGATGCGATCAGCCCACTGATGGACGGTGCAACGGGTGCGGCGCACCACATTGCAAGTCGGCGCCAATCGATGTGACAACGTTCGCAGACGCGACTCCACAGGTGCTGTGGGTGCCTATTCACCAATGAGGCCGCACGAGGCGCTGTTGCACGAAGTCATCATCCGCGCGTTGCAGATGGTTCTCAACGCATGGAAACGCTACCTGGAGGACCGCAAGAAAACTGATAGCGACGAACGTCCCGCCGCATAGGCTGCGCGTTCGTCGCACCGCAGTACCGAATCTGGGCACGCTTATCTGCCGCGCAGTCAATGCCCCGCAGATGGTCGCCGCTTCCCCAGTCATTTCTGAGGAGCCGACATGGCCATCAACTCGCAGGGCAGCAAGATTCTGTGGGCAGATGTTTCTGCATCGCCCAACCCGTCGCCGCTCGTGTACGCCGAGATCGAGGAAGTAACGTCGATCGGCGGACCGGACGGCACCCTGAACCTCATCGATGTTTCGCATCTCGGCTCGACTCGGAAAGAGTACCTGCCGGGCCTCGCGGACAATGGCACGATCACGCTGGCGTGCAACTTCACAGCGGAGACCGTGCAGATGGAGATGTTCGATCTGTTCAATGCGTCGGCAGATCCGCAGCCGTTCCGGATTCAGATTCCAACGAGTTCGGCGCGCACGACGTTTCACACGTTCGACTTCGACGGCATCGTGACCCGTTGGTCACTGGCCGACGCGGTCGACGCGAAGGTGTCGCTGAACATCACGCTGCAAACGAGCGGCGGCGTGGCGTACGTAGGAGTCCTGTAAGCCTGAGTTCCTCGGGCGAGCGGGATAAGCTCGCCCATTCGTCCGAGGAGTTTCAAAATGTTCAAGCCAAAAATTCATCCCTGCGAAATCGAAGAGGGAGACGAGAAGTTCGCGTTTTATGTTCGCGAGCCCTCGGGTCGCGAGATCCTGCAGTCTGCGGCGAGGCAGAAGAAGGACGCCTCCGCAGTCGACAATGCCAAGGAGTTGTTTTCGCGTTATGTCGTTCACCAGGACGGCACTGCGATCAGTGAAGCCGAGGTCGACGAGCTGCTCGACATGAGATTGACGGCGATGCATAAGGTCTCTGAACTTGTGCAGCAGAAGATTGGGCTGAAGGAGTTGACCGAAAAAAAGTCCTAGAGCCGAGCGAGCGGTTCCTATTCCGTTTAGCCCTTGCACTTGGGCGTACGGTCGACGAGCTGCTCGACTCGATCACCTACCGTGAGCTGGTGGGCTGGGGCTCTTACTATGAGGCGGAACCGTGGGGTGAGTGGCGGGCGGATGTTCGGTCGGCACAGATCGCCGCGATCCTGGCAAACAGTAACCGCGACGTGAAGAAACACCCTCAGGCGTTTGAGCTTAAGGACTTCATGTTGTTCGCAAAAGCTGATGAGGTGGCAGCAGAGGCGCGGCGCACGGCTGATGGCAAAGGCGCGAAGATGGACCCGGCGTTGATGGCTTGGTTGTTCCGTAAGTCTGGTGCACGAGTGAAGGAATAGTTGATGGCTACGTCTGTTGCCGATCTCTCCATCGACGTAAGCGCAAACATTGCGCAGGCTGTTGACGGCATGAAGCGGTTGGGCGGTGTCGTCAATAGCCTCACGGATCAGCTCAAGGCTCTGGACGATGTTGGTCAGCAGTTTATTGTTGGGCTTGTAGGTGGCCTTGCGGGTGCCGTAAGTGTTCGCGCTATTGCCGATCTCGTGGTGGGCGTTGTTAGGGCCGCTGCAAGCCTTGACGATCTCGCGGAGAAGACCGGCGCCAGTGTCGAGTCGCTGTCGAAGTTCGCCGGCGTTGCTCGTGTTACTGGGCAGGATTTGGGCTCGGTAGAGACGTCCATGTCGAGGCTGTCGAAGTCGCTCGTGGAGGCGCAAGACGGTGGCAGCAGGGCGGCGCAGGCGTTCGGGGCGTTCGGCATCAACATTCGCGACGCATCGGGGAATCTGAAGAACTCCGGCGACGTGATGGCGGAACTGGCGCGCAAGCAGCAAGGGTTTAGCGACGGCGCCGGCAAGTCGGCCGCGATGGTGCAACTGCTCGGTCGGTCGGGCGCTGAGTTGATCCCGTTCCTAAACGACTATGTCCAATTGTCAGATCAGCTTTCCGAGACGACGACAGAACAGGCGAAGCAGGCAGACAATCTGAACATCCAGATTGGTCTTCTACAGGAGCGCATTAACAAGCTGACGCGCGAGGCGATCCTTCCGCTGATCCCGCAGGTCATAGAACTGATTCGGTCGTTCGAAGAACTAGGTGAAGTAGTCACCAATCTATCGCCGTCGGGCAAGGGGCCGCTGGAAGGCTTCCTGCAGTCCATCAAGGAAACGAACCGCGAGACCATCGGGGAGCTGGCATTCCTGAAGCAGGCGGTCGAGAACTTCAAAATATGGGCTGATTCATCTCCCATGGAGTTCTTTAAGGTCGCATTCACTGGGAAGGCTACGCAGCTCCCTGGGATGATCGACCCATCGGTCGCGAGCGCGGCGGCGATGGCAAAGCAAACGACCGGGGACATCGAAAGGGCGATTGGCGCGTTCCGGAAGATGGAGCACGCGAGCACGAGCGCGACAAATACTCTGGCGCTGAATTTCAAAACGTCGGCGAGCGGCGTAGACAAGTTTGCAGGTGCGTTGACTAGTGCTCGACGCGTGCTTGAGACATCGCAGGATCGGCTTGCCAACTTCGGCCGGGAGGCCAACAGTGCAACCCCGGCCCTCGACAATCTGCGGAAGATTATGGACTCGCCGGCGTGGGCGACGTTCAACGCATCGCAACGCCAGCAGATTACCAACACGTTGAACGCCGCGGCGGCTTTCGACGAGCAGTATGCCGCCGCAGATCGGCTTGCAAAAGAGCAGGCCGAGCTGCAGCAGATCATAGACCGCGTCAACGAGGCACAGCAGCAGCGCCGCGTCAGAGACGCCGAGTCGATAAACGCGACCATCTCGCGGCTGCAGGAGGAAAGCGACGAGATGGCTTTCCAGATCACGCTGATCGGGAAGACTGCCGCAGAGCAAGAGCGACTGACGGCGATCCGTCGCATTGATCTGGACGTGCAGCGCACGCTTAATAATCTAAGCACCGATGCACTGGAAAGCGACCGCGAGCGCATTATCAACGAGGGCGAGCTAGCGAAGAAGCGACTGGAAGCAAACCTTGCGCTGAGGAATAGTGCGCAGGCGCAGCAGGACTTTCTTGCGCAGCAGACGGCCGGCTGGGCGAGCCTCTTCGAAAGCATCACGAACCGAGGCGCGGAGTTCATCGAAGACTTCGCTCAGAATGGCTCATCCGCATTCAAGCGGCTGTGGGAAGACTTCAAATCGTGGGCACTGTCCGCGCTCGCGAAGATCGCAGCGCAAGAGATCGTCGTCAGCCTGTCGGGAGTTCTTTCGGGTCAGGGTGGCGGCGGGCTGGCGGGTATCGCGTCTCAGCTTACGGGCGGAGGTGGAGGCGGTGGCCTCTTGTCCCAGCTCGCTGGCGGCGGCGGTGGACTGGGCGACATTCTAGGCGGCGCACTAGGCGGCTTGGGCTCGTCGGCGGCTGCGGGACTGTTCTCTTCTTTCGGCGGTGCGGGGGCAGCGCAGGCGGCAGCATTAGCGGCTCAGACAGCGGGCTTCGGCATGGCGGGTACTGCTGCAACGTTGTCGGCGCTGGGCGGTGCGGGCGGGCTTATGGCGGGCGCTGCGTCGGCTGTGCTAGCAGCCGTCCCCGTGGTCGGGTGGATTGCTGCCGCGGGCATTGCGCTTTACTCGATCTTCGGTAAGGACGACCCATCAGAGACGAAGGGCCGCATTGGTATTCGCGCGCCGGGCGCAGGCGGTTTCGAGGATGATCAAGTCAGTCAGTCGAAGCTCGGCGACGTTGGGTTCCTCGACGTCGACACGATGTACTTTTCCGGCGAGGTCGCGCAGGCGCTGACCGACATGCTCTCCGGCGCGCTCGATGCATTCGCGTACCGGATGGACGAAGAGGGACAGGACCGGCTCGCGAAGATCCTGCAGGAAACGACTTTCGAGGCATTTGAAGGCACGTTTACCACCGAGGACTTCCTCAAGAAGTTCGGCGGCGAAGCATTGCAGCAAGTCGTCGAGATAGCATTCAACGAACTGGCGCCCGCCCTCGGTGCCGTCATGGAGGGCTTCTCCGGTACGGCTGAAGAGGTTGCGAACTTCAGCAATACGCTGCTCGGTATTTACGATGTCACGCGCGAGCTTCCTGAAGCGGTACGTGACAACATCCTCAGCGCGCTAGATGCAACGCAGGAGACCGCAGACAAGGTTCTAGCGTTCGCCGCTGCGTTGCAAAGTTTTGGGGGCGTGCTGGAGGGCGTTGGGCCGCAGCTCGAGGCGTTGGACCCGGCATCCATCATTGCGTTTGTCGACGCTCTCGGTGGTGCGCAGAACGTTGCGCAGTCGTTCGCGTTTCTCGCGCAGAACTTCCTGACCGATGCAGAACGGTTCAACCTTGCGACCGAAAGTTTCAATGCATCGTTTGAAGCGATTGGCCTAACCATCGAGGATTTGGCGAACGCCGGCTTGACGGGGCTGCCGCAGACGCATGAAGAATTCATGCGGCTATTGACTAGCTTCGACTTGACCACGGAAGCGGGACGTGAACTCTATACGTCCGTGCTCGGATTGTCGCAGGCGTTCGTTGTGATCAACGGTACGGCGCAGTCTGCGCAGGAGGCGATGGAGGCGCTAGACGCTGAATTGGCAGGCGGGCTTGACTTCATCGACGAGAATTTCCGTACGCAGGCTGATCGCGCTGCGCGTGCGACTGCTGATCTAGCGGAAGCGTTCGCCGACATAGGGCTTGCGGTGCCCGACTCGCATGAGGCATTCCTGAAGATGCTCGACGGCATCGACCGTACAACCGATGCGGGGCGTACGCTGTATGCCGCGCTGGTCAAGCTGGCGCCCGCGTTCGTCGATGTCAACGGGGCCGTGAAGGATCTGGTTAAGGAACTGGCGAATGTGAACGTGGTTGACCTCGGAAGCATCGGTAAGCAAGTGCGTTCCGAGTTTTCGCGGATCATGGACGGCATCACGTCACTCGTCGGTCAGATGGGCGGCGACATGGGCGACAAGCTCTCGCAGCAGATGCGCCTGATCGCTGTCGAGATCGAACGCGTGACCGCAGGTCTGGGCAACGTGACGCCCGGCAGTGCAGAGTATCAAGCACTGCTGGAGCTTATCGACAAGCTGCGGAATGCGAACGGCTCTGCGGCGGAGCAACTCGCACGCTTCACGATCCTCACAGCACAGTACGACGCGGAACGCGCTGCTGCGCTTGTGGATCTGGGCAACTGGTACGCAGAGCAGCAGGCGCTGTATGCTGGGAACGCCGAGGCGCTAGCCGCGCTTGAGAAGATCATGACCGCCAAGTGGGTCGAGATCGTCAATGGCGTCGGGGGCGGTGTCACAGGGACGATCAACGAACTGGAGCGCCTGCGTCAGGGCATTGCGGACTGGCTCAAAGGACTGACCGTCGGCGAGCTGTCGCCGCTGAAGCCGATGGACCGGCTGAAGGAAGCGGAGAAGCAGTTCCTCAGCATGTTCGATAAGGCGAAGACGGGGGACAAGGACGCGCTCGGCAGCATCACGAAATTCGCGGAGCAATATCTGCGCATTGCACGCGACCTGTTCAAGTCGTCGGACCAGTACACCGACATCTTCAACCTCATCACGACGATGCTCGCGCAACTCGCCGGGACGTCGCCGACCGGGCTACCGTATCCGCCCGACGGGCCGCCCGTGGTTCCCGCCGCGGCGGATCTCAGTCCCGGCGGTGTCCTTGCGGCGGCGATGCCTGCGAACGGCCGGCCCATCGCATCCACGGACGACATTCAGTGGCTTGCTGAAGTGATACGCGAGACGATGGCTACGACCATCGGCGCGCTCGCGGACGCGAATACGGCTGACTCGGACCTCGTCGTCGAAGAACTGACGGCGACACGGCGCACGCTTGACAACAGGCGCGAGGTTCGCAAGTGATAACAGACGCGCAATTTATCGCGTGGCTGTCGCAAGAACACGCCGATCGTGTCATCCTGTATGAGCAGGATTACATTTATGAGTCGTCCGCAGGCGAGCCCGCAGAGGGTACGCTGTACCTGTCCGACAAGCCGTACGTCCCCGTCGGCTCGCAGCCATACGTTGATTGCATCTCGGCGGTGCCCGAGTTCGAACGCAGCTTGGGCGGCAATAGACTCAGCACCTACTCGTCGTCGATCGGCGCGGTCGAGATTATCAACACCGACGGGGAACTCGACTTCCTGCTCGACCTTGCGCTCGACGGTAGCGAGGCGCGGTTCTACTTTGGCGATGCTTCGTGGGAGCGCTCCGACTTCCGGCTGATCTTCACCGTCCGCGGGATGCGCGTATCGCGCGCGCCGTTCACGCGGCTGACGATCGACCTCAAGGATTCGACCTCACTGCTGAATCAAAGCGTCGGTGGGACACAACAAGTGGGTGGGTCGGGGCCGTACGCCAACAACGCGCGCCCGTTGAATGTTGGCTTCATTCACAACTTGACCCCGCTCGTTCTCGATTCGATCAACCTCGTCTATGTGCACTCGGATTCTATCTATGCGGAGGCTGTCGAAGTCCGCGACGATGGCGTTCCGGTCACGTTTCTTGATGGTGGGGACGGGACGCTTGAGCTTGACGCAGCGCCGGCCGGGCTCATCACCTGCGACGTGTACTCGGTGACGGGTGTCAATCAGGACAAACTCAGCGACGCGATGTCGCGCCTCGTTGGGGCGCGCGGAGGGTTCGCAGCCGCGGGGCTTTACTACGGTCCGCATGCTACGTTCGTCGAGGATGATGACGACGACTACCCGATTGGCATGTCGATTCAGGACGCGCGCAACATCATCGACGTGTTGGACGAGCTAACGGATAGCGGCAATTGCTTCACGGCGATTCGCCGCGACGGTCAATTCACCTTCGGTCGGCTGCGTCCGTACGACATCGAAGGGCTGGGCGATAGTGCTGGGCTGGAGCCGGTCGACATTGTCGAGGACGACATCGTTCCACAGACCGCATTCGACGTGCAGCACCTGACGCCGGAGTACTACCAATATCAAGCCTACGCGCACAAGAACTGGACGGTGCAGAGCACGCTGTCCGACGTTCTGAATCCAGACGAGAAGGCGGTGTATTCCCGTAAAGGACAGTACGCGCTGCAATCGCTGGTCGGCGGGACGACTTACGCGCTCGCGCCGGAGCTGTATCACAAGACGCTATCGACCTCGCCGCCGATCGAGACGCTGCTGTCGTGGGAGGAAGGATCATCAATCGTCCATCTCACGCAGTGGATGGAGACGCGGCGAGCGATGTTCTTGCCGTGGCTTGAGATCGTCACGGTGACGGTGCCGCTCGGCGCTAACCCTGACGCGCCGTCGATGTTCTATGCACTGGAGCTAGGTGACGTCGTGCGCGTGACGGTGTCACGGTTCGGCTACGACGCGGGCGTGTTGTTCCAGGTCATCGCTGTGGGCATCGGTCTGTCGAAGGCGCGGACGATGCTGCGACTTGTGCGCAAGCGTGGTGTATCAGCGCCGCCGATCGGATGGGAGTCGGGCGAGCAGTACATCATCCAGACGCCGCTAGCGTGGCGACCGGGGACGCCTAGCGTTGAAATCGGTCCGCCGGTAGTTGTCATTCTGCCGCCGCCACCGGTCGGGCCGACTCTTCAAGAATATTTCTTCGACTACTACGGCGGCGTGTTCGGCGGCAATGCTGTTTCTTTGATTCCGGAGTTTTACGACGCCGACACTAATTCTCCTCTTTGGTATGAGGAGGTTGTGGATCAGTCGATCACCATCTACGGGGACGAGGCGGCTGGTTTCGTGGCTAACGTTTACATCCCGTTTACCACTGGCAACTTCTCTATAGGTGCCCTGCATTTTCCGGCTAGCGTCACCTTTGGTTCGGACGATGTTATGCCGGAGATTTACTTTTCAGACAATTCGCAACAGGCCCTTCCTGTGATTAGTTCTGGTGCGGCTATTGATTACACCGCCAACCCCTACGAGGTGACCGGGATCGTTGTCGCAGTGCCGGGCACTATTCCAGAGTTTGTTCTTTCATCTATAGGCGTTCAGGGATGGTTCAACTACGACACTTACAATGGTGCGAACCTAACTTACTTCGCCGCTACGTTTGTGACGGGCGACAGACAGTTGGGATCGACGGGTACTGTTGGAGTGACCTATGGGCACCTGTTGATAACTGTTGTGAATCAATCCGGCAGCACGATCACGGACATCGATGCTGACGGTATCGGTACAAGCATCACAATCGGGCTACCAACGACCGCCGTCGACCCAGACGACGTGCAAGACAGTGAGCTAGACATCTCGTTCGTGGGTGGCTCTCCGTCATGCGCAGTGCACAACGCAGGAAGCATCACTCTTACCGTAAGCGGAAGTCGTCACTCGCTTAGTTTCAAGGTCGAGGATGCATCAATAACTGATGGCCAGACCGTGCGGTTTGTATTCCCGATAGTGGCGCAAATTGGTGAGCCTACTGGCTACGGCACGCCAGCATCTGATCCGAACACAACGTTTGTAAATACGCTGCCAGTCATAACGGGCGATGATAGTGTCGTTACTACACCATCGACCACGGTGAAATTTTTCAACGACATGAGCACGTCGTTGCAGTTTGAGCCGGAGTAATTAATGCCCACTGGTTATCAAAGTAGGCTGAGTGATACCTACTGGACAAGCCCGACACTGACGTGGGGCGGCGGCATGTGGTCTGGGCCAGGATCAGAATTCACGCTTGAGCCCACCGCTGCGATGGACATGAATTTTATCGAGCTGCGAATGGTGTTGAAATTTTTTGGTTTTGCAGGAGTTGGGGTCAAATTGGTACAGCGGTACATTGGCGCAGTACTCCAAGACGTCTACGTTCTTTCCGGGCAGCAGGATCAAAGGGTATGTCTGCGCCTCCACGCATTTAGCAGCACAGATATCAATCTCGTCTTCAATATGAGCGTGGACATCGAGATTTACGAAATCGACGTTGGATATATAGGGATGCACGTCTAAATGGCCGCCTCCTTTCGCATCATCCCGCGCAACTTCCACCACGAGGCGACGCTCTCGACTGAGTTCGCCGCTGCCGACGGTTGCTCGATCGTCAATACTCAGAACCGCAAACGCTCGCGCGTGTGGCGGTCGGATACGACCACGGCGGCCGACGCATCGGATAATCAGTACATCGCCGGGACGTTCGACGACGGCGACCCGCGCGAGCCGGACTATTTCGCCTTCTTCCGTCACCGCTGCCATGGCGGGCAGGTTCGCTTGCAGCTTTACTCCGACGCGGGCTGGACGAGTCAGGTCTGGGACTCGACGCCGGTGGACGTTATACGCGCTGTCGGTGCTGATGGCGCTGACTTCGGTATCGATCCGTACTTTGTCGGCGCCTTTGATCCGCACATCATCGACTCGCCGTTCTATCTGCGCTTCGATCCGGTCTCCTGCCTATCGTACAAAGTGACGTTCAGCGGCAACGTTGCCACGTTCGGCGCAGCCTACTGGGAGGTCTGCACGTTCATGCTCGGGCGGTCGTTTGCTCCAGCCCGCCAGCCGGTGAGTTTCGACCTCGGCGTCATCGACCTGACGGAGGTCGATCGTTCGCGCGGCGGCTCGCTCTACAGCAACATCGGAGCGCAGGCGCGGACGCTGCGACTCTTGCTGGAGTCGGTCAACGAAGACGAGCGCGCCGCATGGCTCGACATCGTCCGGCAGTGCGGCCTCGGTCGCGACCTAGCGTTGACGCTGTACGACGGTGAAGCGACGCGCAGGGAACGCGACCACGTCATGTACGGCACCTTCTCCGCGCTCGATGCGATCGGGCGGTCCGTGACCCGCTGGAACCTGTTGACGAAGTCATTGCAATTTCAGGAGGCGTGATGGCATCACCGAATATCAATATCGAAGGATTGATCGTACTCATTGATACGTTGACTTATGAGGCGACCAATGCGGTGACCACCGTCACAGATTCAACGGTCGCCGCGGATCATGCCCGCAAGATCGATGCAATCTATGCCAGCAACATCGGCACAACGCTCGGCTGGATCAGCATATGGTTCCGCAAGGGCGGCGTCGATTACCCGTTGACGCTGGAAGAACGTGTTTCGCTGAAGACGAAGATTAACGTCCTGCTCGGCGGTCCGCTTCACATGGACGAGGGCGATAGCCTGAAGGTGCAGGCGAACGCGAACACGAGCATCAACATCCTGGCGCCGTACGCGGACATGGTCGAGCCGTGACGTGCCGTGAGATACGACGACATGCCGCCGCCGCGACGCAGCAGCGTCCATGAGCGTATTGAATCGCTCATTGCCAAGACCACCGATCCGGTGCAGCAGGCAACGCTGCTGCTGCTCGTCAGCTTCGACGCTGCGCTCGATGCGAACACACAGGCGACGCAGCGCATTGCCGTGGCGTTTGAACATCATAAGGCCGACTTTAACAACCATACCAAGGCGTTCGACGAGCACATCGTCGAGGAGGTCAAGATGTTCAACATCTCCGCCATGAAGCACGAGAAAGCGGTCGCCAACGTGCGCGGGGCATGGTGGGCCGCGAGCGTGCTCGTCGTCGCTATCTTGGCGTTGGCTAGCACCATCGTCTCCGGCTACCGCGACACGCTGATCGACCTGTCGTCTCGCGTGCGTGTGCTGGAGAGTCAGGTCGGTATCGGGAGCGGTAGTCGTTGACATAGGAGGTAAGCATGGGACTGCAAGAATTCGCAATTCTGCTCGGCGTGCTGGCTGTCGTGTGGATACTGATCACATACTTTTGGAAGGGGGCGCCGCAGCCCGTGCACGCGATCCTCGGCGTCGTTTTCACAATCGTTCTAGTCGTGGCCTTGCTGAAATTGTTTGGGCTCTCCAACTGGCGCGGATGATCCCGATGATCGACTGGTTCAAATCGCTGTTCGCCAAGAAGCCGGAACCGCCCGGCTTCGGTGGGGCGGGAGCGACGGAGGGCTGGGTCGATATCGGACTGTTGCGTGCCGTAAGCAGCGCAGAGGACGAGACGCTGGAGCGCTTCCTCGGTCCGCTCAACGCGACGTGCGGACAGTTCGGCATCTCTACGCCGCAGCGCCTGGCGGCGTTCCTCGCGCAGGTCGCGCACGAGTCGGGCGGCTTTCGCTATGTCCGAGAGATCGCTAGCGGCGCAGCCTACGAGGGACGGCTGGACCTCGGCAACACGGAGCCCGGCGACGGGGAGCGCTTCGCTGGGCGCGGGCTGATCCAGCTCACCGGGCGGTCGAACTACCGGCAAGCATCATTCGCGCGATACAGCGACGAGCGCCTGCTGACGGCACCGCAGCTCCTCGAGCGGCCCGACCTTGCCGCGTGGGTCGCGGGATGGTACTGGAACTCGCGCGACCTCAACGCGTTGGCCGATGTCGGCGACTTCGAAACGATCACGCGACGCATCAATGGCGGGCTCAACGGACAGGCCGATCGCGTGCGGCGCTGGAAGGCCGCGAAGGCAGAATTGAGGGTGACATGACCACAAGCGTATTCCGCGCAGCGATCCACCCGACCGATCAAACGGTGGACCCCGGCTACCTTGCGCTGTTCTGGATCATGGCGGTCGTCATTACCGCGATCCCGTTCATGTGCATCTTCACGATGGTCGCGATGTTCTTAGATCCTGAGCACCGCTTCTTAGTGCAGGATCTAGGCATCGGTGTCGGCAGCGTGTGCACCGGCTTCGGTGTTGCCGTCGGCGCGGTCGGTGCGTTCCGCATGGGCGACAAGGACCGGCCTGGCACGAGCAGCACGACCACGACGACGACCAAGGTCGCGGCGATCCGCGAACCCGCGCCACCGCCGCCGCAAGAGGAGGAGCGAGGCACTCCAGAGAATCCGCTCCACGTTGCACTCGAGGAGCCGGTTGAAGTCAAGGGCGCGACCAGGTGATCCAACTCATCATCGCCGGGGTCATTGCAGTGGCCGCCGCAGGCGGGGGCTTTGTCGCCGGGATGAAGATCGGCACAGCAGAAGTGCAAGGCTGGATTGAACAGGCGGCTGAGTTAGAGTCGAAGTTGCATGATGCACAGGAAAAGGTTGCTGCTCAGAACGCTGCCGTCGCCGCGCTTAAGGCCGCGTCGAAGAAGCGTCTCGCTGACGCTGAGGCCGCGCGCAAGAAAGCTGAGGAGGGTGTCGCTGTGCTGGCGTCGAAGGTGCAGTCGCTACTTGCAACGCAACCCGCGATACCGGAGGATGCATGCGCAAGCGCCTGCCGCCTATTGCAGCAGCCGCTCTGATACTCGCCGGCTGCAACTCGATGCCGTGGACGGGTGCTGCGGTCGACGTGCCAGTGACAGTGCCTTGCGTTCGCGCAACCGATGTGCCCGCGCGCCCGACACTCATGGCGGACGTGGCATGGGCGACGGATGCCAACCCCTTTCAGCGCGCCCGCGCGCTGCTGGTCGACCGGCTGCTGCTAATCGCCCATGCGGACCGGCTGGAGTCCCTCATCCGGGCGTGCGTGGAGTAACTATGAAAAAGTTTCTCGACAAGCTTGCGGCGAAGGTCGCCGCTCATCCGCGCGAAGTTGGCATCGCGCTCATCGTCACGTCCATCGGCTGGGCCGTCGCTGGCTTCGCCTTCCTTGTGAAGTAAAGGAGCAGGCATGATGTCCGACAAGCAATTCAAGCAACTGCACGCGATGCTCTCGGAGCTGCTGGTTCGCGTGTCCGGTCCCGTCGCGACGAAGGCTGATGTTGAAGCGGCGACGCAGGCGCGCACGCAAGGGGCGATGCCCGATGATCAGCGGGCGTTCATCGACAAGATGATCGGCATGCACCACATGCCCGACAACGAGGCGACGCAGTTGCGCGAGAAGAACCTGACCGAAGGCGATGCCGCCTATCAGTCGCAGAACCACAACGGTAACGTGTCGCTCGTGGATCTGGAGGAGGTCGATGCTGCCTACTTCGCCAACATGATGGGGCCGTACAAGGACAAGACCGGGCAGGATCTGCGTTGGGCGGGAGCGGTGGGCGGCACGACTGCAGCGATCAACGCCTTCCGCTCGTGGGGCGAAGCGTGGCGGAACAAGCACGACCCTGCTGCCTACACCGGGCCACTGACAATCATCAAGGCGATGATGGGGGAGGAGAAGAAGTGAATGGTAGCGGCGTGGTGGCTCATCGTAGCCTTCCTCGCGGGCGTCTTCAGCGGCGTGCTCGTTATGGCGCTGATGCGTGTGGCCTCTCGGCCGCCGCCTTCCTTGCGGCGATGACATTCAACGCGCACGCGGCGACCGTGACGATCGACCTGCCGGGCTGCGCTGCGCTCACGATGACGGGCGGTCCTAACTATCAGATCAACTGCGCACAGCAGGGGCAGACGTGCACGGCACAAGCGAGCCCCGCGAATCCTGCCGCGGGCACCATGCTCACGCTGTCGGCAGCGTGCACGCCTGCTGCTGCAGTAGTCACGTGGCAGGCATCGCGGGGCTGCACGACGCCAACCGGAGGGGCCACTGCTAACGTTGTCGAGCCGGCTGCCATCATCTGCACTTACACCGCGACCGGCAACGCGGGCGGGGCGGGCAGCGTCACCGTCAACTGGCAGGCGGCGCCGCCCGTCGTAGTCGTGCCGCCGACGAATCTATGCGCATCGTACGGGGACGTATCCTACGTCGACCTGCCGTGGGGCGGCAACGCGCTGGCGGTGATGCGCCCGGACACCGTGATCGTCGGTCGCTTGATCGTGCCCGCTGTCACGAAGGCGGGGCGGTGGTCGTGGGTGGAGTACGACGGCGCTCCAACCTTCAGGCTTGGAACCCTGTCGCCGTATCCGTGCGACTTCCGGGGCTGGACGCCGACCGCGTTTCCGACCGATCCGAGTGGAGCCAAGTACCCGATGGCGTGGGGCGGCGGGCAGACGGGCGACATCTCCTGGTCGCTTGGCACGCTCAAGCCCGGCGGCACGTATTACTTCAATCTCCGCAACACGCAATTCGATGGGACGCCTTCGTGCCACGCCGAGACGTGCAACGCGCTATTGACGATCTCGACCTTCTAGCGTCTGGGCGCGATACCCTGAATAGATGACTTCGTGGCCGTTGTAGTCGTGCAAGACGAGCCACGCCTTGCCGAAATTTTCTATCGCTACTGCGCAAGTTTTGGCTGACGTACCGAACGCTTGCATTGCCACCGACGTGCGCTGTATTGCGCGGAGGAGTCGACGGTAGTTTTGCGAGCGCAAGAGATCGCCGGGGTCGCGTCCCAATGCGATCATGTCGCGACGTATGTGCTGCAAGGCCCGGCGACGGCGAAACCGTCGAACGTATTTGGCGATCCTCATAGGAATGCCTTTCGTTGAGGAACAGAGGGGCCGAAGCCCCTCTGCCTTGTTGCTACGTTCCGCACGCCTCGCGCACTTCTGCGCACGCGATGAAGTCGGCCAGCGACTCCGCGTAGGAGTCTGGCGTTTCGGTCAGCGCGCAGTCGCGGAATCCGTAGGACTCTGCCGCAAGCCGCAACCCCTGCAACCACGGGAGCGTACGCATTAACGCCACCACTGGAGGATGTACCAGACCCACTCGTTGATGACGAAGGGGATCATTGGCAGTGCGGCAACGAACAGCTTGGTCAGCATGTCGAACCTCCTTTGACAACAGCATGGGGCCGAATCTAGCCCCCCAACATGCGCGAGTGATTCAGGCCCGCGCATTACTTGTCCGCGATCTGCGCCATCATCATTCCCTGCATCAGCTCGTACAGATGCTCGGCGAGCTTGTCAGCCTTCGCTAACGCGGCTCGCGTGTAGCGCGGGACGCCGTCGGTGTGATGCGCGCGTCGTCCTTTACCGCACTGGCGACCCTTGAACCGGTTGCGAGCGATGCGCATTACTTGTCCGCGCCCACGGCGAGGAAGGCGGCGATGCGCTCGCGTAGCGCGGCGCTCTCGTCGTAAGCGTCACCGTTCGGCGTATGCATCCAGCACTCTTCAATGCCAGCATCCAACGCCTCCTGCAGCAGCGCCTCCGCTTCAGCGAGACGGGCGGCGAGGGCGGCGCGCTCGTCATGATGCTTGCCAAGTCCGGCGCACTGACCGGCGACATACGACTCCAGGTCGTACAGGCTCATCACCCCTCCCCCTGCTGCTCCGCTTCGCCCGTCGGCGTAGGCGCGTCCGGCAGTGCGAGACTGTGCAGGAACTCTGACAGCCGCTCTGCTTCGTGCGTCGTCAGGTCGCGCGGCAACACTATTTCGACGGTGAACTTGCCAAGCGGATAACTGTAGGACAGGTACGGCCGTCCGCCTGTTTCGTACTCGCGTCGTGCGCGCATCATCCCTCCCCCTGCGCCGCGCGGGCGGCGTCAATGGCGGCGTCAAGCGTTTCGATGTTCCTCGGCACGCCAGCGTGTACGTCGCCGATAATGTATCGCTGCCCACCCTTGCCATTGCGCGTCCCGACGATCGGGCCTAGGTATAAGCGGCGCGCGTCCGTCAACCACCGATACCGCAGCGCATCCGCGAGGATCGACTCCAGCGCGGCAGCGTCGAGGTCAGCAATTGGCGCTGCTGTGCCGTTACCCTCGACGCGCGACCAACGAGCGTTCTCGCGTAACTTTTCGATCATCGCCCGCACCCGCTCTGTGTCAGTCATGGCGATCCCCTAGCGCGGAGTCACGGAGTCGCTGCGCTAGCTTTTCATCGAGTGAACCTTGAATGCGCTTTGAACGCTCCTGCGGCGATTCGGCGGCTTCGAAGAAGGCGTCAATACGGGGGCGAAACATCCCGCCGACATGATGATGTTGGAGCAGATCATGTGCCTCCTGCAATAACTCTTCCGCCTCCGCGAGTCGCAGCTGGAGCCGCTCGACCTTCTTGCTCATGTAGGCGATGGACTGTCCGCCAAGCTGCGCCTCGGCCTCTGCACGCTTGCGCATTTCGTGTTCCACCTGACGATCTAGCATCAGCCCGCGCATCTGCAAGTCTTGCTCCCGCAGCGCGGCGGCCATTTGCTCCAGCCGCGCGATCAGGTCGTCGGTCATGCGCGATCCCCTAATAGGTGGGAGGGCCAGCTTCCGGCCTGCGCCGTGCTCATGACCGCGAATCCAGCAGCGCGCGCCTACCGCTCGGACCGCTACCCGTTGAACTCACGACTTCTCCCACCAGCCGCGCACCCACGACACGACTCGCTGCCAGAACGGCTCTGTGCACACCGCGCACAGCATCCGCTCCTGCGAACCCCAGAAAACGTTGCCGCACTTGATGCACACGGCGCTGATCTGATCGTCGTCATTCCAATCACGTGGGTCGGTCATGGCTTATCCTTTTCGGCAGCAAGTCCGAGATTCATCAGATGTGCGCAGCGCTCCAATGCCTTGCGCCCATCAGGATGGGTTAACACCATGCCGTTTAATTCGATACCGAAAGAGAAGCCGCCGCCCATTGGGATAGTAAGCACAGCACGCTCAACGCGCGATTCTTGCGTGACGACAAACGAGGCTACCTCCTCTGTCATGGCGCGTCCTTCAGGGCATCCGCCGCTGCGGCAATTGCACGTCCTCGCGCCGGTAGCCCTAGCGCATTGATGATGGACAGCAGCAGCGCCCGCAGACGATTGCATTCGGCCTCCATCTTCTCGCACTGCTCCGCGATCAAGCGGTTCGACTCGTTCGCATCATTGCGCAGCTTCGCGATGTCTTCGTCCCGTTCCCAAACCGCCAGCTCTGCTATCGCGAGGCGCTCTTCCAATTCGCGGATAGGCATCATGCACGCTCCTCCCAGAACCAATGCCACACGAACCGTCCGGTCTGCGTTGTGCCCACGTACGCGTGCACTCCCGTCAGTGGCATGGGGTGCCCGGTGCCGACGCAGGTTAGGGTACGCGGCTCGGGGACATTGCTGTCATCGCACGTGACCCACAGGCTCGGAACGCCATTCTGAATCTGCACGGTCAACGGTTGCGCGTTACGCGGTACCATGATGACGTTCCGTTTCGAAATGGACAGGGGCAGCTTCCAGATCGTCATCATTTGAGCGCCCACACAAGCAGCACTAGCACGAGCCAAGCAATGCCCGCCACGAGCAACGTGCCGCGCGACGAGAAGCGAGAGCGATCGAAGTAGCCAAACGGCAGCCCGCTGATGCGTCGAGCATGCTGCCAGTCTTCGCGGTAGTGCTTCGGCGCCCAATTCCATTTCTGAGTTGTCATGAGGATCTTTCGATAGGTGGGAAAACAATGTGCGGTTCTACTGCTTTTCCAGCAAGTACGCTGGCCAGACGGGCCCAGACGAGCAAAGACATGCGGCCGCGGTGCTGAAATACCGCCAATTCCCGCATCAGATCCATCGGAGCGCCGTTAAACGAGAGCGTCCGGTGTGCAGGTACCAGGAAGAACGTGTCGAGCGCTCTAGCGCCGATATACGCGGTGCTGCTGAACTTGGCCCGCTCGACGAGCCATTCGATCTGATCGGGCCGCAGGCCGTTGTGACGCGTGAACAAGGGGGTGCTCGCTCGGGCCGGAAGATCGGCCCGGCTCTTCAGCTCGACCCACCCCTCTCTGCGCCCGATGACGTAGTTGACGTCCGGGGTGCCCGGCTGCACGACATTCTCCACGCGCATCAGATGCCCGAACGAATGCAGCCCGCCATAGAACCAAGTCCATAGCGTGTCCTCCTTAGACACAGGACCCCCAATTCGGGCCCTGCTCAAGCTCGACGATGATCGGCACCTGCAACGTCATGCAGTTCTCCATGATGTGCTTGACGTCGAGCAATAGCGGCGTGCGGCCCTCCTGAACACTGAGGTCAAGCTCATCGTGCACGGTCAGCAGCGGAGCGCCCAGCAGCGCACACAGCCCGCTTTCCCAAAGCTCGACCATGGCCTTCTTCATCAGGTCAGCGGCGCTGCCCTGCAGCAGCGCGTTCAGCGCCTTGTGCACGAAGGCGCGGCGCACGTTCGAACGAGGGTGAGCAGCGAGAGCTTCCTCGCGTGTAGTGTATGTCTGATCGCGTTCCTTGTAATGCGTGCTCTCCCAGCGTTCGAAACGACGACGGCGCCCGAGGATCGTGATGATGTACCCGCGCAACGCTGCGACGTTCGACGCTGCGTTGTAGGTCGTCTTCACGAAGGGCAGTTGGGTGTGGTACGTTTCGAACAGCGGACGCACTTCGTCAAGCGTGCGGCCCAGCGTCTCAGCCATGTGCGGCTCACCCATGCCGTACACGAGCCCGAAGTTGATGTTCTTGGCGGGCTTGCGCATCTCCGGCTGACTCGGCCACACGAGATCAGAGACCATGCGGTGAAAGTCGGTCTTGGGATTGCTGCGGTACATCTCGCGCGCACGAGATGCGCCGCGCCCGCGCCCGTAGTGTGTGAGAAAGCGGAACTCGATCTGTGACCAATCGAAACGTGCCCAGCTCTCGCCCTCATCGGGCAAGAACATCGAGCGCATGAGTGGGCCGATCTCTTCGTCACGCGCGGGGATGTTCTGCAGGTTCGGGTTGCTGCTGCTGAAACGCCCGCTGACGGCGCCTTTATCGTCGCTGCGCAGTTGATTGAACTGCGCATGGATGCGCCCATTAACGTGGGAGTCGAGAATGTAGCCCTTGATGAATGTGTCGCGTGTCTTGTACCACTTGCGGACGTCGGTGATGCTGCGGATGAGTGCGTTGTCATGTCGCTTGAGAAAGTCAGCCGTGAATGACGGGTTGCCCTTCTCAGTCAGCGGGAACTCGATGCGGTGCTTCCGGCAGTAGGCTGCGATCTCTTCTGCGGCAAAGACGTTGATGCCGCCCAACCCTCGCTCGACATGCTCGATGCGGCGGCTGAACGAGTCGTAGGCACGCTGTGCAGCGTCGAGATCGACACGCACCCCACGACGACGCATCGCGAGCAGCAGCGGGATCAGCCTGCTTTCGATGTCGAATAACTCGGTGAGGTTCTCGGCTGCAAGCTGCGTCTGCTGCTTGTCGAGAATGCGCAGCGGCAGATCGACGTCGCCCTCAGCGTAGGGTCCGACGAGCGAGGGTGGGCTGCGGTGAATGTTGCTAGCCTGCGAACGATCGACAGGGCCGCCGTAGGCAAGTGCCGCCCACGAGTACAGTGCCTCCTCGACTTTGCTCTCACCCAGATGCTTGCGGGCGAGCGCGTTGAGCGAGAAGCTGGGCGCATTCTCATCGAGCAAGGGCTCGGCGATCTGTACGTCGAGCAGCGGGCCCGCGACAGTGACACCGGCCTCCGCTAGAAAGTCGAGGTCGTAAAGCAGATGGGCCCCGACCTTGGGCTGCCGCGCGTCGCGGAGTTGATCGCGCGCCCAGTGCATGACGGCGTCCGGGTCGAGGTTCATCTCGCTTTGAACGCTGTGGCGCATCGGGAAGTACCAACGCGCGTCGTCTGTCCCGATCGCGAGTCCCACGATGTAGCCGCCGGTGCGCACGCCCGGGCCCTTCGACAGCAGTGTCGGATCGTAGGTCTCGCAGTCAATCGCGATGCGTGATGCTGCATCGAGTCGCGGGAACTCTGTCGGTGGGCGCCAGCCGGTGTCGGGGATCGGGGGCATCTGTCGAGCAACAGGGGCCGCACCGCGCGCCGACTGTCGCTCTTGATCCTCCCAAAAGAATCCGATGTTGTCGTGACGACTCACACGCGCACCCCTGACAACAGCCCCACGATATTGTCGCCCCGCCAGGGGCTTGGGGACAGCGCGAAGTCGGCATGGGTCGCGACCTCGAGCACCGGCGCCAGAGACTCAAGTCGAAACGCGGCCTTGGGCAGCGTCATGCCCTCGATCGCAGCGCTGTGCTTGCCGTCTTGTGTGCTGATGCCCTCGGGGCCCATCAGTATCACGGGCAGACTCGTGTCGGGAAAGAACGGCTTGAGCAGCAGCACGTCGTCGCGCAACGATGCCGGCAGCTCGGGCAGCGCGTCTGTGTTCATGAGTTCAATCAGGCGCGCAAGCGAGTCGGGCCACGGCTGCTGCAACAATTGCATCTTCAGCCAGCAGCGCGAAAACTCGACCCAGCACGCAGTCGACGACACTCGCAGCGCGGTCGGCTCTTCGTCGATGCGCAGGATCTCGTCGATGCCGGCGGCGGGGAACACGCAGTCGATCCCGGCGAGCGGCACGCGGGCGATCGCCACGTTGTTCGTCGCGTAGGCGTAGCCGTTGCGCACGAGTACCGAGCACGCCCAGGGACGTGATGCGTCCGTCGAGACGAACGGCGCAAGACGACGCAGCACCGGCAGCAAGGGCTGCGGCAACTTGATACGCTCGCCCGTCGGCGGTTCTTCTAGTTGATACGACGCGGGCAGCAGTGACAGCGTCGCGCGAAAGCGTCCGCGACTGATCGTGAGGCGCGTCCCGTCTTCGTTGACACGCAGGCGAGGCTCGCCGCCGCATGCTGTAACAGCGCGCAGGAATCGATCGGCAGGCACTGCCGCAGTGAGATCATCGAGCCCTGGGCAGGCAGCGTCGATCGCGACTCTGCCGTTGGCGCCTTGGATGCGCCCATTGTAGATGCAGAAGTGCGACAGCACCGGCACGAGGTCCTTCGTGCTGACGGCGCCGGCCACGAGTTCAAGGATCTCGATCATAGTCCAAACAATGATTGTTCGACGGGTACGTTGTGTGCGATTTGCGCAGGGGTGGGCAGTGTCGTGTAGGTCTCGGTCATGATCACGCGGTTGAAGATGATGCGGTGGTAGAAGTTGTCTTCCAGCTCGTGAATCGTGAACCCGCGACGCTCGACCGATTCGGTAAACGCTTGCTGCTCGACTGTTGACAGCGTGCGGTAGTGCTTGCCCGTGTCTTTCAGCGTAACCGACTTGCTCGACAGTTGCAGCCCGCGCAGCGTCTTGCTGTAAAACACAGCGCCGTTCATCGCGAGCCAGATCCACGTCGCGCTGTCAACGCTGCCCCACGGGACTTGGGACATCATCGAGAAGCCTGTGGTGGCGAGCCCGTGCGTGTTCTTGCCGGGGATGTCGGCATGCGCCTCCATCGCCCAGCGACGACGCGAGCGCTCGGGCAAGTCATTGCGCGGCGACACGCAGATGTAATCCGCCATGGCTGCGACGTCGCGCAAGCGCTGCGCTGATTCGTTCTGATGAAACACGGGCAGCACACGCTTGCCGTAGCGCTTTTGCAGCACGGCGAAGTTCTCGTCGCTGATGCGGCACGCCTCGTCGATCTCGTCGGGTGTCGCGGTGCGCCCGGGGCTGCCCGGAATCTTGTCGAGCGAGATGAGCCAAATGGCTTGCGCCCCGCTCTCATACTTGGCGATCATCTCGTCATACACCGCGATCAGCTCGTCGAGCGTGATCTCCTTGCCCTTGCTCCACGCTGTGAAGGCGCCGCTGTCATACATGATTTCGAACGGCTGTTGTAGCGTGTGCAGGGCGCGGCTGAAGTGATGGGCGGGGCGCAGGTAGTCGCCGTGGCACGACAGCAAGCGATAGCGCGTGCCAAGCGTGCTGACGCGCTCGTCGAATTCGACGTTCTTGTGCCCCCACCCAGAGAAGAACAATCTCATTTCTTCAGGTACCTGCTCGTGGGCCAGAACGGGATGCCGCCGCGCGGAGTGAACTCGCCGCGCACAGTCAGCGCGCTAGGGTCGAGCACGGCCACGAGATCGTTGCAAATTTTATTCACGCACGCCTCGTGAAACTCGCCCTCCATGCGATACGCGCCCAGATACAGCTTCAATGACTTCGACTCGACGCACCATTGGTCGGGCACGTAGTCGATGACGATCGTGGCGAAGTCGGGTTGTCCGGTGATGGGGCACAAGCTCGTGAACTCGGGCGCCCGTATGGTGATCGACTGATGCGTGCCCCGCGGGTTCGCTGCTGAGATGCTTGAGGGCGCAGCGAAGCGCTCAAGCATCTCGCGGTTGGGCCTGTCGTACACGTAGCCTGTGCCGCTGCCAAGTGCTTTGAGTTTGCTCATATGAGGAGGGGCTTTCCTGACTGGTAGTCGCCACGCTCAAGCCAGAGCGTGATGGGATCGATCCGGTGGGGCACTTCAAAGTATTCCATCCAACGTGCGAGTCGTCGCAGCTTGCGCGCAGCCTCTTGCGCGTTCTGGTATGACACCGGCGTAATTTCGCACAGCGCCCCGCGCTCGTCGTCAACACGTTTCAATGCCCAGGCACGCCCGAAGGGCGCAGTGAGCAGTTGATTGCTTATGTTGGCGCTCGTGAAGTGCTTGGTGCGCACGATCTCAAAGTCACAACTGAAGGGCTGCTTGCCGTGCACGACGCAGCGCCCCGTTATCATGTCGACGTTCTTGCAGTGCCACCCCGGCTCTTGCAGATCAGACAGCACTGCGAACTCCTTGCCGTTGACGACGATCTGTCGCGAGGGCAACGCATAGGGCACGTCTTCAAAGGGCAGATAGTCCAGCGAGAAGCGAGGGCAGCAGCCGGCACACTGCGGGGGGCAGATGAGCCCACGGGCAAGTGCAGGGCTGACACGCAGCGGACGCGGGTCATACGTCTTGCGCTTGTAGGTGAAGGGCGCAGCGTTGACCACGCTGAAATAACTGCCGATGACTTTGTCGAGGCTATCGTTCAGCACGAGCGCCTCCCGTTGACCATCGCAAGAAACTCGGCGCGCGTCTCGGGCTCTTCACGAAGGGCCCCGCGCAGGCATGTCGTCGTCGTGACGACGCCCGGACGATTGACGCCTCGCGACTCCATGCACATATGTCGGCACTGCAGCACGACGCCCACTCCCTGCGCGTGCAGCGCAGCGTGCAGCGTGTCGGCGATCTGCACAGTCAGGCGCTCCTGCACTTGCAGACGTCGCGCGAAGTGCTCGACGACGCGCACGATCTTAGACAGCCCCACGATGCGCCCGTTGGGAATATACCCGACGTGCGCCACGCCGAAGATGTCAGCGAGATGGTGCTCGCATTTTGAGTACACCGGGATGTCGGTCTCGATGACCATCTCGTCGTAACCATCACTGCCGTCGGCGAACGACTTGAGCACGTCGTCGATGTTCTCCCGATGCCCGCTTGTCCAGAAGTCCCAAGCCTCTGCGACACGTCGCGGGGTGTCACGCAACCCTTCACGGTCAGGCAGGGGATCGAGATTGGACAAGAGTCTTTCGATAAGCCCCTCGGTCATCATAGCGAGGCCTCCGCACTGCACTTGCGCGTCTCCTCGAGCACGACGCGCGTCAGGCGCACATTCGTATTCTGCAACAGACGCGGGCCGACGACGTTGAGCAAGTATGTGGACATATTTTCTGCAGTGGGATTGAAGGGCACCCAGACGATGCTCTCACTGAGCACGCGACGGGCGTCCTCGGACGTTTGCAGTTGTGACAGCTCGCGCATCACGGGGTCGCGTTCCCACGCGAGAAACCTGTGGTCCCACGCAGACTCTAGCCACGCGCAAAGCGTCACGCGCAGAACGCTGAAGTCGACGACACGTCCTAGTGCGTCAAGCTCCTTGATGGGCGTCACTGTGAAGTGGGCGCGATAGTTGTGCCCATGCAGGTAAGCACACTTCGACTCGTGATTGTGCACGCGGTGCCCGCTAGTGAAGTCGTGGTATCTCGATGCGTATATGGGCATGCTAGCCTCGGGCCACGACAAAGTCGCTATAGTTGTCTGTGTTGGGCAACTCCATCAGCCCTTCACGCACGGCGCGCAGCACGAGCGGGTCGGGCAGGCCCGCTTGCTCAAAACCGTGTGCCCGCAACACGTTGGCGTGATTCATGTCGGTCGGCGGGTACCGCCCGTCGTAGGACGTATGCGTGTAAGCAAGCGCCTCCCAGCAGTCGGGCATCGAGTGTGCAAGTTGGCACGTCTGCGCCTTGCTCATGTGCATCAACGGCGCAAGGAGGCAGATACGTTCAGCGAGAAGACGGCGCCCTAGAGAGATGTTGGTCATCGTTTCGAACGAGCCGCGGAACCTCTCTGTGCAGTCAGGGTAATTGGCATTATCTTCTTGACAGATGCCAAGGACGACACGGCGAGCGCCCCACGCGACCGCACGATTCATCGCGAGCGTGAGGAAAAATGTGTTGCGCATCGGGACGAAGGTGACCTCGACACGCTTGCCGATCACTTTGTCCATCTGCTTGTAGTCGGCATATTTCTCAAGCGGCGCGCTGCTCGTCAACGGGCTGGCGCTGCACAGCAAGCCTGCGCAGTCGATCACTTCGTGCTTTGCGACGCCGGCGAGCTTTGCGACTTTCATGGCAGCATCGACTTCAATGCTGTGCCGCTGCCCGTAGTCAAACGTGATGGCGTAAAGTTCATCGAACAAGCCCTTGGCCCAGAACAGGGCTGTGGTGCTGTCCTGCCCGCCCGACAAAACGACAACCGCTGAACCGCTCGTCATTCGACCCCCAGGAGTTTGTGTGTTTGAAGCGACAGGCGATACCCGTACCGCATGCACAAGCGTACCGCCTGCTGCGTGTTCGCTTCGGTGGCGACGGTGTCAACGGCACCCGTGGGCGTGTAGTCCATGCGCGGCTGCAGCCAGATCGTCGCATCGTTGAAGGGCACGTACAGCTTGGCGCGTAGCCCCCGCGTCTGTGTTGACTCACGTACCGCGGTAATCGGGCCGTCGTCAGCAGCACACGTGATGTACTTGAAGTGCCGACACCAGCGCTCGATCTGCGCGTGGACGCGCCCGGTTTTAGGGGAACAGACGAGCACCAGCGAGCCCTCATGCAGACGACGCTGCACGCTGTCGCTATACATGCTCTCGGGCCAGACAGTGCCGGCCGTCTCGATCTGCACGCGCCAGCTGCTGTCGAGGGCTCGCTCGATGAACTTGCCAATCGGCTGTCGCAGCGGCTCGCCGCCGGTCAGCACGATCAAGTCGGCGCAAACGTCTTGAGCTTTGATGCGTGCGAACAGCTCGTCGAGCGACGGGCGCCACGTGCTGCTTTCGAAGTCCGTGTCACAGAAGTGGCAGCGCAGATTGCAGCCCCACAGACGCACAAAGACAGAAGGAGAACCCGCTAACGGGCCCTCCCCCTGAATCGTGCCGAACACGGCTTGGACGTCGAGTTCGTCACCGGCCCCCACGACAACGCGTCGCAGGGGATTCGTGCCGAACATTGCTACCCCACACGCTTGTAGACGTTGTCCTCGCGATCCTTCAGACGCTCGATGGTGATCTCGCCGTCGGGGCCGCAATACTTGGGGTTCTTCAGATCGCTCACGGCGGTCATGACAGCGCTGCGCGTGAACTTGTCGCTGCCGTCTGCCATCATCTCGTCGAGCGTGTGCTCGCTGCCCTTGCGAGCAAACAACGTGCGCAAGTGACGCTTGGCGCTGGGACGCGCCTTGGCTTCCTTCTTCTTCGCGGCGGGCTTCTTGCCGTTCTTCACTGCTGTCGAGACGGGCACGAAGTCATGTGCCTCAAGCGCCTTCAGCAGCGCGCGTGCAGCGACGGGCTTGTCCTTGATGCGGCGGGCAAGGTCGGGGTCGTTGTCGGCGAGCTTCGTCGCTGCAGCACGCATGTCGCTAACGGGACGCGGCACACGCAACGCTGCACGCATGAGCCGCATGTCGCTGATCTTCAGGCCCGTCAAGTCTTCGACCGAAGACACGATGAGTGCGTCGCGCTCGATGCCGAGGGCATCACGGGCTGCGGCGGCTGCCGCTTTGCTATCGAAACGACCGACCGGGGTCACGTCGTGGATAAGGTAGTACGTCATGGCGTTTTCCTTTCTGCCTACATTGGTGACGCGGGGTAAGCCCGCGGTAGCGTCGACAATCGCCGACGAAAGACAACTGTATATCACGGCCACAGACTTCGTCAAACGGTGACGAGCGCAAGCGCTTCGTCCCATGCACGCTGCTTCAGCACTGCCCCGTCGCCAAACCATGCGCGGTCGAGACGATTGCCGGGGCTGCGCTCGTTGCGATGGTGATCAAGGTACTCGGTCGCTGCGTTGACGAGCCCCCACGCTGTACCTGCAGCGGTTGGCAAGTCGCTTCCCCGCCCGGCTCCGTTGAAGAGATCAAGGACGCGCTGCATCGTGCGTGTTGCCGAGGCGTCTTGCTCCGCGGCTGTTTTCTCAGCGTCGCCGAACACGCGTGCAAGCCACTCGACCGCTTGCACCTTCTCGACGTCCGTCTCGGCGAGCTTGCGCGATTGCTCGATGAACGCGTGCCAGCTGGCACTCGCGATGCCCAATTGCGCCTTGACTTGCGCGGGGTTGAACACTCTGCTGTGCGGCACTTTCACGTGTCGCTTGGCATCGCCTTCAGCACCCGTGACCGCGAAGCTCAACGTATTGGCGCAGACGACACGAACGCCGGTGAACATCCCCGTGCTCGCGAGGCTCATGTCGCAGCTCGTTGCCAGCAGCAGATAGCCCTTCATCTTGTCGACGCCCACACCGATCATAGCCTCCTCGCCTAACTCAGCAAGCGCCCAATACTTGCGCCCTCCGCGCAGCACGCCGGCCGTGTTGAGACGAAAGCCCGCAGCGCTGACAAGATCGCGGTAGAACTCCAGAACGTCGCGCGGCTGCACGAGTTCATAGGTGGCGCTCGTGACGCTTAGGGCCTCGTGCGTGTCGTCGCGCACGATCACACGGCGGTCATCGACGACGCGCATGGCGTTGATTTTCGGGTTGTAGTACATCACGGGGTGCATGTGCAGCGTGAAGTTCATCCCCGCAGCGACGAGCCATTCGTCGATGCTCGCGCCCTCCTGCAGCTCGCTGCCCAGCCCGTGCCAAGGAACCTCACCGACGTAGGCCATGTTGGCGCGCCCGTTGCTCATGTCGATCTCGTGTGCCATGCTAGTTGCTCCTGGTGGCGTTAGTGACGCTCGCACGACGGGCGAGAAAGTCGTTAAGGATCTGCACGACGTTGCGCGCCTCGGCTTCGTTCGTCAGGTAGACTTCGATAAGCTCGCGCCTCGCTTCGTCGATGAACGTGATCTGCACATCCATGGGCGGCGACATCATGCCGAGGAAGCGCAGGCCCGTCGATGCGATGCGCACGGTACGAGGTTTCGCGAGATGGGGCTTCAGTGCCCAGCCTTTGATGATTGCCATGATCCCTCCCCTAGACCAGCAACGTGCGCAGGATGCGCGTAAGTTCCAGCGCGACATTGAGCCGCGCCATTTGAATCGACTCGTTGCCCTTTGCCCGTGAGGGGCGCAGCTTGGGCGACTTGTCGGGGATCGTGTCGAGCGGGATGCTTGTTGTCGCGCGCGCCGCCGCTGCTCGTTGTTTAGCTTTGGCTCTCATCGTGCGCTGGAACTTCAATGTCTGTTCCTTGCTCCACTTTTGTCCCATGATCATGCTCCGGTGAAGTCGATGCGGTTGTGGCGTCGCGTGTACTGGCCCAGCAGCTTGCCGTTCGTCGCGCTGAACACTTCGATGGTCTTGCCGACCGCAGCCCAACGGGCTTCGATCAGCGCGCCCATGTGCGCGCGTTTCGGGTCACTGTAATAGCGCCAACGCAGCGCGCGTTTCTCGTTCGCGTCCCACAGATGAAAGGGGCGCACGCTGCACTCACTGATCGGGTAGGGTGTTTTCATGTCAACCCCGCAGTTGAGCCTGACGCGCCTCGACAGCGAGTCGGTACACTTCACGGAACGGGTGGGTCGGGGACAGCGAGTCGACGCACACCCACGCTTTCTTCTTGTCGTCGTAGTAGAGAGCGTCAATCGGCGCCTGCGTACGCACCGCGCGGCGCTGCTCTTGCTCGATGTAATAGTCGAAGGACCCCAGGTACCGGCCCCAGGCACGGACGCCCACGAACTCTTCGGGCACGTTCCAGCTGCTGTCGTCTTTCTCGTCGTTCTGCTTCATGACTGTCTCCTGTGCCATGCGTTTGTAGTAGGCGACCTCGTGACGCTCAAGACCTGAGACGTACACGCGCCCGTCGATGAACACTGCCCACGACGCGCGATCGTCGCCGCCGTGCTTGCGTGCAGTGATCATCCCACCCCCTCTTTGCGCAGCGTGCGCACGTAGCCGTCGAGCGACGCGGGGTTGATGCGCTTGAGCAGAATCTTCGCCGCCTTGATCAGCGAGCACTGCTCCTCCGCAGCGATGTGCATCAGATCGAAGCCGAGGAGTATTGCCTCGCGTTCGTCAAAGTCCTTAAGCTCACCCAGCCACGACTTCGAACCCAGCAGCAGCCCCGTGGCAAGCGTGTGGGCATGATCGACCAGTTCGTCGTATTGCGACATGGCTACCCTTTCTTCGTTTTGCGCGCGGCGATCTTCTCAGCTCGCTTGCGGTTGACTTCGAGGCGTATCGCGTACCGCATCGCCTCGCCGATCGACAGAAGGTACTCGCGACGCGAGCGCAGCAGACGAAAGCCCAGCACGTCGCCGGGCTGAATCGACACCACGATGAGCTTGCGGTCGGCGCCGTAGTTAGCCAGCGGCGTCAGCGTGACGCGTTTGACGGTCTTGCGAATGCGCGTGGTCATGCGCCCTCCACCTTCGCGAGCGCAGCGCGGCCAGCATCTATCAGCACGGCTGCGGCAGATTCAGCCGTCCCAGTCTTGAGTGCGTCGAGCGCATCGCGCAGCGCCGCGTACAGTTCCGGCGCCGCAGCGATCAAGCGAGCGTTGGCAATGTTCTCGTCACGCTCAAGCCCCTGACACACTGCCACAGCATTCTTGCCGGCGCCGGGCGCCCAGACAGTCGTGCGCCCTAACGTGTCTTGCTTCCACGGTCCCGGTGTGTGCTTGTTCATCTGTCACCCTTTCTCAGTTGTTGAACGTCAACAGAAACTTCACGATACCCACCCACACGACCGCACACACTGCGAGCGTGCAGACCCAGCACAGAAACGCTCTCACCATCACAGCCCCACCAAGAACAGTTCAGACTTGGCGCGCGTCGCGGCGACGTAGCAGAGATTGGACTCCTGCTCCAGCTCCCACGCTTTGCGTGCCCACTTGCTCGGGCCCGTCTGCAGCCAGAACACGTGTTCCCACTCGCGACCCTTGCTCTTGTGAATCGTCGACAGCAGCACGAGCGCAGCGCTTTGCCCGTTGCTCGTGTCGCCGAACAGCTGGTCGATCTCATCACACAAGCGCTGCACGACATCGAGCGGGCTCGGGTCGATACGCTGCACGCGATCGATTAGCACGCGCAGGCACTCGGCCTTGTCTTCGATCGCTGCAGCACGTGACTCTTGCTCTTTGGCACGGTACTTGGCGACTTCGCGCTCGACGTAGGTCTCAAGACGGTCGAGCAGCTTGTCGAATGACTTGACGCGCCAGCGACGTGCGAGCTGCTTGAGTCCAACAGCGATCTCGCGCCCTTCGATCTGCGCGGGGACGCCGGCTGCAATGAACTTGTAGACGAGCCCGAGGAGCGGGGCGTTGAAGCGTGACAAGATCGCGTCACCGGGCTGCACGAGCCCGACGAGCGGCTGAGTTGCGGGGACGCTCGACACGCGCCCTTCCGGGGCGCTCTCGTGCGCCTCGATGTGCTGCACCCACTGGTGCGCGCACCGCACGACAGCCTTCGGGCAGCGATACGTCACCGTCAGGGGCATCGGCGCCGCGGACACTGCTTGGGCGATGAGGTCGAGCGCGTCAGCGTCAGCGCCCGTGAACCCGTAGATGGCCTGATGACGATCGCCGACCGCTACAAGCCGGCCGCCGCGACGCAGAAGCCGCAGCGCCAGCGCACGACGGGCTGCGTTGGTGTCTTGCGCCTCGTCAATCAACACCCAGTCGTGTTCGAACATGCGCGCCCGGTGGAACAGGGGCGCATAGATCATGTCATCGAAGTCGACTTCGATGTGGTCGGTCTCTTGCGAGCGCGACAGCACAGCGAGCGCAGCCTCGATGACTTCGGCGTCACGGTCGAGCGTGTCGACGTCGAAGTGCTCGATGGTGTCGTGCCAGAACGCTTCGCTGATCGTCTGCGTCGTGACGCCGGCTGCCGCTTGCTTCGCGTAGCTGACGAGCGCGAGTGTCGGCGCCTCAAGCTCCTGCGCGATGTTCAGCTGGCGGAACAGGCCGCGGCACTTCGTGCTGTTGACTTGCACGCCGGCTGCAGCACGACGCCACGCGCGGAAGCCCGCAGCGTGCATGGTGCTGATGAACAGACCCGGGGTCTTGGGCGCGCGGGCGGCGATCTCTTCGGCAATCTTCTTGTTGTAGGCGCCGAAGAACACTTGGCCCTTCATCAGCTTCAGCGCTTCGATCAGCGTCGTGGTCTTGCCGGAGCCGGCGACAGCCTCGAGCACACACGAGCCTTCGCCGTGCTGCACCCATTCGAAGAAGGCAGCCTGTTGCGGGGAGGGGATGAACGTCATGATTATCCCTCCAACTTGGCAAGAATGGCGTCGATTTCGTTCATCAGGCGCAGGTTGAAACTCTCAGAGCCGACGAAGTGGCGCGCCTCACGCAGCGCGCCCAGCAGGTCAGGCGCAGCAGCGATTAACACAGCATGCTTGGCAGCCTTTGGGTTTGCGATGCTGACAGCGGCGATGCGAATGTTGCCGCACATGATGTCGAGGCCGCGGATTGCCCCACTGCGTTCGGTGACGCGCCAGGGAGTGTGTTTGAACATTCTGTCCTTCCTTTCTGAGTTGTGAGCCTGCGCTAGAGACGCAGGAGACAGCGCTGTGCGCTGTCCTATGGACCCCTAGCTGAGAACGTACAGCGTGATGTGTGACTCGTGGGACGCGAGCTTGCGGAAGTGCTCGCGGGCGAAGCGCTTCGCCTCGCCGTACGTCATCGACGGGGAGAACAGCACGGCCGGCGACGTGACATCGGGATTGCGCTCGACGCTGAACGCCCACGAGCCGCGCCCCTTCGGGCAGCGCCCGTGGCTGAATTCGAATGGGGTGGAGTCGAACTCGACGACGGGTTGACGCTTAGACATGGGTGACCTCGCTCTCTTGACTCGCGATGTACCGGAACAGCGCACGAGCTTCGTCCGCCTGGCGGCGGAACTGCTCGCCGAGTCGCGGCAGGTTCGCTGCGTCGCTCGCGTGCGCGTCTGTGTAGAACTGATCTTGCGCCGCGACGAGCGCGGTCAGCAGCGTGTTGAACTGGCTGTCGGTGAGGTTGATCTTCATTTCTTCCCTTTCTCAGTGGTAGGTGCTGTGCGTGTCGTCCCGTGCGCGCGCAGTCGTCCCGACTGCGTGACTTGCACACGCTTACCGCAGACTTCACACACAGCGTAGTTGGCCCAACGTGCCCCGCCCTGCGAGGGCACCCCGAATCCGCCGCGGCAGTAGTTCAGCATGATCAGAAATCGCGACGCACAGAAATGCTGCGTTCAAACGTCTCGCTGCGGCTCCCGTCGGGATACACGGCATACAGCTTCGTGCCCATGCGCCCGACAGCAGCGTTCCACTTCTGCGCTTGCATGAACACGACGACGTTCTCCGACACGCGATGTTGTCGGATCCCGCTCTGCATGCGTGCGCTGTGCTCGCTGCGCAGCAGCTCGATCTGCGCAGCTTGCTCGACAGTGATGTGGTGCAGCGCGTCGGTGTAGCGTGCTGACGCGCGCTGCGCTTGACGCTCTGCGCGTGCTTTGCGTGCGGCGATCTGGCCCAGCAGTTGATCGGGGGTCATGCCGAGCGCGGGGGCTAGCACGTTGACGAGTTCGCGGAAGTCGTTCATGCGTACATCCCGGGGAACTCGACGGCTTCGGCTTCGTCGATCATGGTCTGCGTCTCGTCGAGCAGTGCGTCGAGTGCGTCGATAAGGTCAGTGTTTTCGTCGTCGGTCGTCTCGATGGCAGCTTGCTGCTCACGATGCGCCTCAAGCGCCTCAAAGGCTTGGCGGGCGTACTCGACAGCTTCATCGCGACGCGCGCTGCGTGACGCGTTGCGCTTCAACGGCAGCAGCGTGAACTTGACTGCAACGTCGGCGGCCCACTCGGGCATGTCGGGCTCGCTGATCGACTCAAGCGCATCAGCAGCTTCGCTGCGCGCCTCGCCGACTGCGCTGCTCTGCAGCGATTCGGGCGTGTTTTCGTACGCTTCGCGCATCTCTTCGGCGAGTTCTTCAAGCACGCCGAATGCTGTGTTGATCGCGCCGGCGACGGTCGTGTCGATCGCGATCGGGACTCGTTTGGTCATGGCTGTCTCTCTTTCTCAGTTGGCTCAGTACACGTGCACAACGGGAGCGGCTCTGTCGAGCTGCGGCGCTTCGCTGCTGCTGATGCCCCGGTAGTTCCCGCGGTCGTAGCAGCGCATGACGTGATCAGCGAGTCCCGTGCCCGTCAGGTCGCAGGTAAACTCGTTGCACAGGATCGCGCCCATCACACTGCGCGACGTGTCATTGAACAGGATCGTCGCCCCGTCGTTCGTTGCGACAATGACTTGCCCCTCTTGCGTGTAGAGGCGGCCCGTGTTGAATTGGAAGCGTGCGTTCATGGCTCTCTTTCTCAGTTGTGGCGCGCGGCGTTGTAGCCGTCGAGGGTGAGGGCTAGCGTGGTGCCGTCGCACCCGGCGGCGTGGTTCGCGTCGGCGCTGCTCCCGCCGGTCTTGACGAGTCCCTTCTTGACGAGTGACGCGATCACGCCAGAGAAGGTGCGCTTCGAATTGAACGGGTTGCAGTAGCTGGTCCAGACTTGGTTGTTGACGACGCACTCGGGCGAGTCGCCGCCTTGATATTCGCTGTTGAAAATGGCGCGAAGGGCGAGAAGTTCGTTGTTGGTCAGGTTCATGATCATGTTCCTTTCTGGCTTTCTGAGTTAGCGAAGAACGATCTTGCACGTCACGCGGAACCCGTCTTCGCGCGAGTACATCGAGCGCCATTCCTTCACCCACGCGTCGGCTTCTTGCTTCGACAGCACGTCGGCTTCTTCGACATCGCACTTGGCGTACACGTCGCGGACACGAACGAGGAACACTTCGATCGTCGGCGCTGCTGCGTTGCTTGTCGTCGTCATTTCGTGTTTCCTTTCTGGCTTTCTGGGGGGTGGTCGCTCGTGCGCGAGCACGAGACACAATTATCGGCGAAAGCCAAGTTACCTAGCAAGCGCTATTTTAACCCCTTGGTTTTAGGTCAAAAATAAGGGTAGAAATTCTTGGTGGCCGGGGCTAAAAGGAACAGATTGGACTTGGCCCGGCTCACTGCAACGTACGCCACACGATGCTCGTCGTCGGGGTCACGTTCGAAGTGCTGTTGCGTCTGCCAAGCCATGTCAGGGCAGACGACGACGTTATCAGCCTCGCCCCCCTTGACGCCATGGATCGTGTTGACATGAATCGTCGGCTCCGCAAGCAAGTTACCGCCGCCGCGCAGCACGCTGCGGTAGTACATGAGATCGCGCCCGGCGATGCCGTCGAGCGTTTCATACCAAGGTCCCTCAGCCAGCAGCCCGTGCGTCGCACGCAGTGCGCTGAGGTCGATCTCGACGTCATTCTCAAGACCATGCAGCGCCTTGAAGCCCCGCCGCACCCCGATGCCTGAGCGCAGTTGATCGTAAATCGACTTGGCGTCACTCCCGCGAATGGGCAGCCCCTTCATCAGGTGCGTGTAGGCGTAGATGGCACGGGCATGCGCCGGGCGCACGCTGTGCGCCCCGTGCTGCGTGCGATACGTCAGCCCCCGTTGACGCAACTGCTCCGTGAACAGCGTTAACAGGTAGGCATTGCGTGCGAGCAGCAGCGTGGTCCCTTGCAATGCGGCGAAGTCGAACCCGTCGAGCGATTGCAAGTGCTCGACGTAGCCCTCGGTCTCGCGCGGGGCCCAGGACTTGTTGATGCGTGTGTTGATGCGTGTGCTGATGTCGTCAGCGACACGGTGCACGTGACGCGGGCAGCGCCAACTCTGCGCCAGCACATGGCGATCGCCCGACAGCGCCAAGAAGCGCCGCACATCAGCTCCGCTCCAGCGATAGATGGCTTGGTCATCGTCGCCGGCGATATACAGCACGGGACACGACTGCAGCAGACGTCGCAGCGTGTCCCACTGCAGCGTCGACAGATCCTGGGCCTCGTCAATGAACGCCGCGTCCACGTCAAGCGGAAAGCCGTCGCGCCCATACGTCTCCAGCATGTCGGTGAAGTCGACGAGCGCGTGCGCTTGCTTGAAGCGTGTTACCGCGGCGACCGTGCGCTCGATCGCGCGGAAGTCGAGATCGAGCGGCATCTCCTCCCACTGCTGCTGCAGCGAGACGCGACGGGCTCGCGCCAAGCCGTCAATGAATAGGTGCCGGTCCCCTTCCGCCGCGCCCATGACAAGCCCGGTGCTGTCGTCGATGCCGCCGCTGCCAAACGCTATGCCGAGCGCCTCAGCGATCTCGCGATACTGCGACGGGCCGAGCACGTCGCTGCGTGTGTGCCCGTTCAGTGCGAACACCATGGAGTGCACAGTGCGGAAGAACGGCAGCGCGTCATCGCTCAAGCTGAAGCGCTCGCGGGCCCGGGTCTTGGCGACGTCGACTGCTTTGCGGGTGAAGCTGAAGTAGGCTATGCGTTCAGACGCGATGCCCTGCTCGATGTGCTGCTCGACGAGCGTGAGCAGCGCGGTCGTCTTCCCGCAGCCAGGCGGGCCCAGAATGACTTGCTGCTGCGCGCAGAGTTGCATTAGAACTCGGCGACTTTGGCGAGCGCGTCGGGCACTTCGTGCGGCTCGCTCTGTCGTGAGGGCGTCGTCACACCCCACACCATCACACAGCGCCCCTTGATCTGGAACTGCTTGTGCACAGCATTCGACTTGCGCAGTATGGTCCAGGCTGCTCGTTGATTGATCACGCGGAAGTGTTGCCGGTCGAGATACGACATCAGATCGTTGCTGCGGAAGTACGTCCACCCGTCGTCGGTCCACGGCTTGCCCTGCAGCAGTTCGTCTTGCGCACGGGCGAGCGCGGTCGTCGTCAGGTACTGTTCTAGGTAGGCTAGGAAGCGCCCTTCGTCACTGCTGTCGTCAGGAGGCGTGACGACTTCGACGTTGGCAAGCTTGTCTTGCACGGTAATCTGCCACGTCGCTGGCTTCACTTTGTGCGGCCACAGATTCAATCGGTCAATGCAGATGCGATGAAACGCAGGCTGGCTCATCAGCTCTTCAGTGTCGAGTTCGAACCGTACCCCGTTCACGCTGATGATCCAAATGGGCTTGTCCTTGTAGTTGATCTTGACGAGGGTGCCCAGCGTGATGTCGAGTTCGTCAGCCTGTTGCCCGATGCCAAACTCTCGTGTGCGGCATATCTCTTTGTTGCAGAAGTTCACGCACGGCGCACGCTTGCAGGGGTAGAAATAGTCCTTTCTATTGAGGCTCTTGACCAGCGTGATGACCTCGCGCTTAGGTAGCGGCGGTTCGCATAACTCGTCATTGAGCTTGAGCAGCTCCCCCTCCCACCCGTGCGCGTACTTGAAGCGACAGTACACCCCGAATGCGAACAGCGCCTCATTGCGCCCGCCATGCTCCAGTCCCTGCTTCGCCATCGTCTGCAAGCACGGCGGCCCATCAGCGAAGTCGGTGCCCAGATTGACAACGTAGGACTCCAGCTGCGCCGCCGTCAGCGCGAGCTTGTGCGCGTATTGAATGAACTCGTCGGCCGTCAGCACGCGCCCCTTCAACACAGCGTGCCGCGTCGTCTTGCTGACGTTGAAGTAAGGCATGTTCAGCCAGTTGCCGACGTCTTTCTCACTGGCTAATGCCACTTGCTTGGGGAATATCTCAACGCCCGGGTAGCCCATTGCGGTCGCCATTTCTAGCAGGCGCGTGCGCATCAGCTTTGCCGGCACGTCTTCTTTGGTGAAGCAGGTCAGATGGGCGCCGCCGCTCTTCGTGCGCAACACGATCAGCGGCAGGTCGAGTTCTTTGACACGGTCGAACAGTGCATTGAGGTCGAGCGGGTACACGTCGATGTCGATCGCGCCCCACCGCACGGTGCCGTCATCACGTATGGGCACAACACCCACGCCCACGATCCCCGCTAGATGCTCGTTCCACTTTTCTAGCGTCAGCGGCTCCATCACGGTCATGCCGCGACCCTGCGTCTTGCCCTTCTCGTTCTCTGTTGCGTCGTTCATAAAATAAACACCATGTGCACGCGGCAGCCCGCGGTACAGGTCGAAAAAGTCACTGGCTAAAGACATTCACGCCCCCTGAATAGGGTGGGTGCCCGTCTTTCCGGGCTGTCAGCGCGAGCGCGCGTTGTGAGCCCTAGAAGGGAACGTCCTCGTCTACGGTGTCTGTGGCGTGCGCAGCTTGCGGGGTCTGCTCACGCACTTCGCCGCTGCTGATCTGGCGCTTGAATTCCTTAGCAGCAGCGAACACGACGGGGTCGACGACCGGACTTTTCATCACGACCTTGAGCCCATACCAGCTGCCCTTGTCATTCGACTCGGGGGTCGTCGTCAACTGGTACACGTGGGAGAACATCGGCGGCGTGAAGGGCACGCCCGCTGCGTTCTTCATCTTCACGTCTTGCATCTTGGACATCCACTGCTTCGACTTCTTGACCTGCGTCGAGCTGAGAGACACGACCGCGGGACTGAACCCGTCGGGACGCAGCAGCAGCACGTAATGCACACGCGTATCGACGAGCAGATCGCCGTTGGGCAGCACGTTGCGCCCTAGCGCGTCGGTCTTCGTCGTCTCGATCATGGGGTCGCTGGGCAAGTGCTCCCCACGAAAGCCACCGCCCGACTCGCGCGGCGCCCACTGCAAGAACACGCGTCGGTAGTAGCAAGGGATCACGTCAACACCCTTGTCCCCATCGAACAGCTCCTGCGTCACGGTGTTGAAGAGCATGCCCTCTTCCGCGCCCTTGATGTAGGCGCCGTCGGTCTTCTTGCACTGCGGCGATAGCGACTGCAGGATCAGCAGAAACGGAATGGCGTAACTGTCGCTCGTCGCATTCTCAAACCCCTCCCCGGCGTCTTCCTCGAGCAGCGCCGTGTCGATCGTCGCCGGCAGTTGCTTCGTCATCGTGGCTTCTTTCTCGGTCATGATTGCTTCCTCGTTTAGGTGCTGCGTGATCGTCACGTTTAACGCCCGACGATCTCAAGGCGTACTACTCCTGGCGTCCGATGATGACAAGCGGGCGCCTTACTTTGCGCGCGTAGCGTACTGTGGACCAGGTACCTGAGCGCAGTGCCTCGGGGCCCAATGGGCATGCGATCAGCACACGGCACAGGTCGACGATCAAGCGATTGCGCTCGATGTTGTCGCGTGTTTTATCGTACTCGTCGGCGACTTTCGACGCACTGAATCCGACACTGTTTCCGGGGTGCGTGATGATGCGAGCTGCCGGTTTGAGCTTGCGCACGAGGTCGTGGGCTTGTGCGTCAGCACCCACACAGTCGCCGTGGTGAAATTCGACAATGTCGATCGTCGACAGAAATGTGGCAAGCGCTTTGTGCTGTCCCGCACTAAGCCCTTCGCGGGTGCCGGTAAAGCCGACGATCATCTGCGCCCCTTGATCTCGGCCTTGCGCCACAGATACGCGCCCAACGTGTCAAGCGGCATGTCGACACCCTCCTCCATCTTCTCGCGAATCAGCGCCTTCAGCGTGCCGGTGTTGACGTTCGTCACGACGCGCGGGATCAGCCCGCGCCCGATCAGCTCGACCGCGAGCGCACGAGCTTTGTCCTCCTGCCCCTTGCCAAAGCTCAAGGTCACGTCGTCACTCACAAGATCACCGTAACCGTGATCACGCAGCCAAGCACACGCGGCAACACGCTTCTCTGCGCTGAGTGACGCGCTGATGCCCTCGACGACCTTGATCGAGTCGCCGCTGTCGAGCGTAAACGCCTTGCAGCCCGCAGCGAGCATCGCGTCAGGCAGGTCGATCTCTTGCACCTGCCGCAGCGCCGCTTGTGCTGTGGCTAAAGCATTCTCCGCCTGCTGCACGAGCTGCAGAAGCTTCTGCTGCTTCTTGGCGAGTACGCTGATTTGCTCCAGTTGTGTTGCGTCAGGCGTGCTTGCTTCCTCGTAATTGATCATTTTCCCTTTCTCCGTTAAAGCGCCTTGCCGCTGATGTCGATCTGCACGGGGACGTAACCGAACATCATGCGATCCCACACGAGAATCTTGAAGCGTCCGCCGTTGCGTGCGCTAGCGATAGCGCTCGCCGCAGCCATCACGCTCGGATCACCGAGCAGCAGCAGGTAGTCGTTCTCGCTGAAGCTGCGCAGTTGCTCCTTCAACATGCGCACGACGTGCACGCTGCTGAACATGCGCGTGTTGCCTGCCAGCAACGTGCGCACGCTGCCATACTGCTGTGCCGGCTCCGTGTTGAATTTGCGCTGCATAGCACCGTCGGCGCCGCGCACCATGACATCCTGCGTCACGTACACGATGCCGGTGCCCACTTTCTCGCTTGTAGTCATCGCAACCACTCCTCAAATGCGTCGCCCGTAATAGCGTCGGCAACGTCTTTCTTGTCCTCGTAAGCCCGCAGGATCTTCGTGTCTACTGTGCCCTCCGTTTCATAATCGACATACCGAACATTCAAGCGCTGCCCAATGCGATGCGCTCGATCTTCGCTCTGCACGCGCTCATCGTACTTGAACGAATTGCTGAAGTAGTGCACCTGCCCCGCGACCTGCAGCCCATCAACCCCGACACCTCCCGCTTGAGGGTTGCCCACGAAAAAGCGTGCCTCCCCCTTGTTGAAGCGAGCAATCGCGCTATCACGCTCGGCGCCCCCCACTTCGCCGTAATACTGCACGACGCTCGCGGCACCGTACTCTTCGACGAGTGCCCCCGTCACGAGTCGAATGTCATCGGTATAGCGGCACCAAACAATGACCTGCTCTGACGTCTCGTCGAGTTCGCCGAGCAACGCCTGCAGCCGTGGGTTCTGCGCCGGCGTGACAAGCTGCTCGTGCTGGCCCGATGCTGTCATCGGCGCCGGCAGCGTGCCCAGCAAGATGCGCTGCAAATACATGATGGCGTTGAGCTTCGTCAACGGCCTGCCCATCTTGTCGCCCTCCAGCAAGCCCTCGCGCAAACGTCGCAGCAAGTCCTTGTAGGCACGCTGCTGCAGCGGGTGCAGCTCGATAGGGATGCGCACATAGACCTTGGGCGGCAGGTCGAGGCAGTCACGCTTCAGCACACGATACGTGTAGCGCTGCGTAATGCCGCGCAGCTCGTCGAGGTTCTTATACATCGGGCGCCCCGCTGCATCCGTCGCGATCAACTGCGGGATGCGGTGAATGCCCGTGCGTCGAATGATGGCCTGAATCAAGGGGTGATTCGTCGGCAGCATGTCGGCGTAGCGTGCGCGAAAGACCGTGAAGCTGCGCGTGTGGAACAGGTCGGGGTCGAGGAAAGAGTACTGCGCGAACACGTCGAGCGGGCTGTTAGGCACCGGCGTCCCCGTCAGAATGCGTCGATACTTGGCGATCGGCGACAGCGCGAGGACGTTCTTGGTGCGGATGCTCTTGGGGTTCTTGATACGCGTCGACTCATCGACGACGACGAGCGCATCATGGCTGTCAAGGAATTGGCGCACCGCGACGACCGCACGCTCTACGGCCATAGCCTCGATGTTCATCGTGAACACGCGCAAATGGTTGGCAGGCGCGATTAACATCGCGTCGTGTGCTGCTCGCTCGGCTTTCGTTGACGTGCTGTGCCAAACGCTACAGGCACGCGGCACATAGTCGGGCAGGTGCTTCGGTATCTCTTTCGTCGCCCAGTTGCGGTGCACGCCGTTCGGCGCCAGCACGAGCAGCGCATTGACGCGCCCTCGGTTGTAGAGATGCGCCGTCGTGTCGAGTATGACCTTCGTCTTGCCGGTGCCCTGTTCCATCGTCAGTGCGTAGAAGACCTGATCGGCGGAGCACTCTAGGGCAGCAAGCTGGTGCGCGTAGGGCACCGTCTTGAACTGCTGCATGCGTTGTCCTTTCTGAACTGCGCGCAGTTTCGCAAACGGCATGCGAACGCGCAAGCGTGTTGGAGTTCTGTTTTAACGGGAGTCGCGTTCAGAGGGTTGGCGATGTGCGCTGTGAGGTCCGCGTTCAGACGACAATGCGAGGATGCGTATAAGTAGAAAAAAAACCTTTTTTTTTTTTTGGTACCCGTTAATTCGTGGCTCGTTGCTCATTGTCTATGACAGAGTTTCTAGCTAGCGGGGAATTTTTGCGTTGTGGTTCAAAGACTTTTTTTCTGTTTACCGTATATTGAGAACGTACTCATTTCTTGCTCATACATCTCATGGCTAATTATGAGGATTATGATAATTATGTGCACCAAAATGGGTACCGGTAAAAAAAAAACAAAAAATTCTCTATATATACACATGAGCGCAAGGCCCGTCGGGGTCGGGGGACCGTCGGGGGATTTGAAGTCGAGCGTCGAACGATCGAGCGGTGACCCGTGGGCGGCTGCTATTGAGTTGGCAATGTGTCGACTGTATAAGTGGATGGGACTTAACTCGGTGGCTGGAAAAGAGGGGGGG